GTAAAGGCTATGACAGAAGAAGAAGCAATAGAGTACCTTATACAGAAAGATATACCTGAAAAGGTATGGAGAGATTATGAGAAGTCAAACCGACCAAGACTTGTCATATGTAAGAAAGAGCAACTGCCACAACATCGTACATGGCGAAATGCTTGGAAAATAGCTGCTTAAATAGGAGGAACTAAAATGGCAACTAAAACTTTTGTAACCGACAAGGATGGTGCAACAGCAGACGCTTCAAGCATAACCATGCCATCCGACAGGCATTTCAGAAATGCTTGGAAACTAAATGGTTCTGTTATGGCTGAAGACATGACTGCTGCTAAAGTTATCTTCAAAAACAAAATCAGGGAAGTGCGACAGCCACTTCTTGAAGCCGAAGATGTAGTCTACATGAAGGCACTTGAAGCTGATGACGCATCTGCTAAAACAGCATCCGTAGCTAAGAAGAAAGCATTGAGAGATGCTCCTGCTGCAAAGGCTATAGATGATGCAGACACAATAGCTAAACTAAAAGCTGCTTGGGATACAAGCACATTGGGTGATAGCCCTTACGCATGAGGTAAATAAATGGCTTTAACTAAAGTTAGAGGAAGTGGACTAGATGGAGCTACTGCCCTAAAAGGGCAAGAGCTTGTTATTGACGCTGATGGTGACACTAGCATAGATGCAAGTTCTGCTGACGATACTATTATAATAGATACAGCAGGTTCTGAACGTGCTAGAATTGATAGTAGTGGTAACTTCTTTGTATCAGCTACAGCAACCAGTGGCTTTCAATCTAGCAATTCTGAATCAGGCAGTATCATTTATGCTGCAGGTGGTATTGCATCAAACTCAGCAAGTAACGATGTCCCTGCTGTTTTTAATAGACTTGGGAATGATGGTGATGTTGTTACTTGTAAAAAAGATGGCATACCAGTATTAGAACTTGGCTCAATAGGTGGTGCAAATGGCTATATAGAAGGCACTGGCGATAGAGCAGGATTAAGTTTTGGTGGTGCTGATATGACACCAAGAAAAAATGGTTCAGACTCTGATGGAGCAGTTGACCTAGGGCATCCTTCTATAAAATTTGAGGACATATATGCTACCAACGGCTCAATACAAACCTCAGACCAAAATTATAAGCAAGATATAGAAACACTCACGGACACTGAAATGAAAGTGGCAAAAAGAATATCTGCTCTGTTTAAGAAGTTTAAATTCAAAAACTCTGTGAGTAAAAAAGGTAGTGACGCAAGAACACACACTGGTGTTATAGCACAAGAAATAGAAAGTGCATTTACAGCAGAGGGTTTAGATGCTTCTAAATATGCTTTTTGGTGTAAAAACACATGGTGGGAAAAAGAGATAACAATAGGTTCTAAAAAATCATACAAGGACATAAAAAAAGAAGAAACAGATGGCTATACAAAATATATAAGATTAGGTGTAAGATATACAGAGCTATTATCTTTTTTAAGTGCATATAACGAACAGAGGTTTGCATCTATAGAAGCAAGACTAACAGCATTGGAGAGTAAATAATGCCGTATATAGGAAAAGCACCACAGCAAGGCATCCGTAACAGGTTCATCTACCAAGCAACAGCAGGGCAGACAACCTTTAGTGGCTCAGATGCTAACTCACTCACATTGACATATCCAGACTCCGAATATGTTGATGTTTTTCAGAATGGAATCTTGCTCAAACCTGCAACCGACTACACCTCTACATCAGGTACATCAGTCGTGTTGGTCACAGGAGCATCAGCTAATGATGTAGTAGAGATAGTCGTGTATGACACATTCAGTATAGCCAACAGCTACACCAAGTCTGAGTCTGACACACGCTATCCCTTCTTAGGTAACGACAGCATCATACGAACTAATGGTCAGACTATCAGTGCTGATGTAACAATCAGTAGTACAACCAATGCACTGTCAGCAGGACCTATTACAGTCGGTGCATCAGCAACGCTAACAGTTAATGGATTTTATACAATATTATGACAAGTGAACTTAGAGTAGATAATTTAAAAGGTAGCACCACAGGTGGCAGTATAAATGTCTTGGGTGAAGGCACATCTGCGACTACTAACTTACAGCAAGGATTAGTTAAAGCTTGGTGCAATTATGATGGTGACAATAACTCTATATCTGACAACTTTAATATTGGTTCTATCACGGATGTAAATACTGGTATACATCAATTTGGTTTTACCAATGTAATGAGTAATGTAAATTATTCTTGTGCAGGAAATGCAGGTAATAGTGGTTTTCATAATTGCACAACAAAAAGTAACGCAGGTGGTACACAAGGTGCATCTAGTGTAGTAATAAGAGTGAGCCAAACTGATAATTCCGACAATGATGATGATGCTCAAACCAGTTTTCAGGTAGCAGGAGATTTAGCATAATGGCAAGTGAAATTAAAGTAGATACAATCGTCAATGCAGGGGGAGATAATGACACTGGGATTGACCTTGCGACTAATGACCAGATATTGCTGAAGGTAGCCAATGCTACAAAGCTAACCATGAACTCTACAGGACAGACCACTATCGTTGGAGAGGGTGGTACGACTACTACGAGTGTACAGCAGGGGTTAGTTAAAGCTTGGTGCAAGTTTAATGGAGAGGAAAGTAGCATTTCAAACGATGATAGTTTTAATGTTTCTGGTTTAACCGACCATGGCACAGGACAGTACACTATATCTATAGACAATGATATGGCAAATGATGACTATGCACACACTTGTAATGGTTCAGAACAAGTTTTTTCTCCATTAAATGCTACAAACACTCTAGCAGGTTCAGTTAGAGTATACTCTAAAAATCTTTCAGACTCTCACATTGACGCACAAGAAGTAAGCGTTCAAATAACTGGAGACTTAGCATAATGGCATCAACACTTAAAATAAATACATTAACAGGTGTCAGCACAGCAGGGTCAATCGCTGTGACAGGCGAAGGGAATAGCACCACGACTAATCTGCAACAGGGATTAGCTAAACAATGGGCATTTTATAATCAAACAACACCTGCTGTTGGAGATAGTTTTAACACGGCATCAATTACTGATGCTTCTACAGGTCTTCAAACAATTAATTTTACAAATAATATGAGTAGTACAAATTATGCTACATCTGGTGTTGCTGTAGACATAGGGTCAACAAACTTAGCCGTAAGTGGACGAGTGACCTTTGCTACAAGTAACTATCAACTAAACTCCATTAATCTTGCAGACGGTCAGCACAATAATAGAGTAGACCCAGATGACGCATCATTTATAGCACATGGAGACTTAGCATGAGCAAAGCAGCAGAATTAGCAAACCTTATAGGCAACATCAACGCAGGTGGGGGTGGAGTAAACAGGAATGTCATCATCAATGGTGCAATGAATGTGGCACAGAGAGGAACGTCAAGCACAGGGTTGGGTGCTAACACTAGCACTACAGCAGATAGATATAAAGTCTGTGATAGGTGGGCAGTAGATGTTGAGGGTACTACATTAGGGCGATATACATTAACACAAGACAGTTCTGCACCAGAAGGGTTTGCAAATAGCTTAAAACTAGATTGTACTACAGCAGATACATCTATTGGAGCTTCTGAACTTGTAACTCTAAGTCAAATAATAGAAGGACAAAACGTACAACATTTTTGTAAAGGAACATCAAGTGCCAAACCTTATGCTGTAAGTTTTTACGTTAAAGGAAATGCAAGTGCCACATATGTGTGTGAATTGTTTGATGCAGATAACTCAAGACATGTATGTAAAACATTTACTGTAGGAACAGATTGGTCAAGAGTAGAGTTATCATTTCCTGCTGATACCACAGGAGCATATGACGATGACAATGCTGCAAGTTTACATTTACAAATATTTTTACATGCAGGGTCAAACTTTACAAGTGGCACATTACCTGCGACATGGGCTTCTAAAACAAATGCAAACAGGGCAGCAGGTGGTGGGTCATTCTTTGACAGCACAGACAGAACTTTTTTTATTACAGGTGTTCAGATAGAAGTAGGACAGAACCCAACAGATTTTGAGCATGAGCCTTTTGAGAGGACGTTGGCTAAGTGTTTAAGGTATTATCAAAATGCAGCAAAAGGTGCAAATGCAAATGAGTTGATAGCAGACAGTCATGGTCATGCAGAAAATACAACAAGAGTAGATTTTATCATTAATATGTACTCTAATATGAGAGCAACTCCTACCCTTACAAAAACAAATAATTTTATATTTAGAGAGAATGGTACTAATAGGGATGTAACAGGTATCAATCTTAGTGCTAGTGCTTCTGACAGAAGACTTTGGATAGAGGGAACAACAAGTGGGCATACAGACGAAGCTTCAGGAAGAATTTACACTAATGGAACTAATTTTGGAATTACAATAGATGCAGAATTGTAGGATAAAATGAATATAACACAAGCACAATATCATAAAAGTAATAATGTAAACGTAAGTATAAGGGCAACCATAAATGGTACAGAAATGTCTATACCACTAGACCCTGCTAATACAGACTATGCACTAATACTAAAACTTGTAAAGGAAGGTAAACTGACCATCAAGGACGCTGAGTAGTGTTTGACCCTGTTACCATATCTGCAAGTCTTAGCGTAGCATCTGCAGCATTTAGTAACATTAAGCGTATGTTCCAAGCAGGGCGAGACTTGGAAGCAATGTCACAGGACTTGTCACGGTGGATGGGAGCAGTCAGTGATGTAGACAACGCACACAAGTCAGCCAAAAACCCATCAATGCTACGTAAGGTGTTTAGTGGTGGCAGTATAGAGCAAGAAGCCATCGAAGCATATACTGCTAAAAAGAAGCTAGAGGAACAACGCTATGAGCTAAAGCAGTTTTTGATGTTCACATATGGCAGTAAGTCATGGGACGATTTGCTTGCAATGGAAGGTCAGATACGCAAGAGAAGACAGAAAGAAGTATATGACAAACAAGTGTTCAGAGAAAAGGTTATAACATATGTCGTATTGGCAGTGGTTCTTGCTATTGGTGTTAGTGTTTTGGGTGGGTTTGTATACGGTCTTATGGGGTTCGACAGAGGTTGGTGGTAACTGCGTAAGAAAAGATGGTGGACAGTATACGTTTGAGTGGCTTTGTGCAGACAACGGAATCATAACACTAGCACAATCAGACAACATCAAGAACTGTTACACCTGCTTTCTCAAGAAGTTTAGCGATTGGACATGGGAGCAAGAGAAAAGACTAGGCATACGTGAAGACCCAAAGTATATAACTTGCCGTAGATACAAAAGAGTGCAAGCCAAGAACGGACAACAAGTCTGTTTATATAAAGGAGCAAACGATACATATACGCTAGTGGTTGAAGGTCAGTGTCCTACAGAGTATCGTTGCAAATATGATCCTTTCGGTAAAGAGCCTAATATAGACAGCGTAGTGGACTCACTCAACGATAAATTTAAGAAGTAATATGGAAATAGACCCAGTAATATTTTGGAACGTAGTGTTGACACTCATCATAGCTCCTGCAGTGTGGGCTTTTCGTAACATGATGGCAGAGGTAAAACGTATAGACATACTGCTAAACAGAACACGAGAGGACTATGCATCACGAGCAGAAGTTAGAGATGAGATGCAACATGTAATGGAAGCACTACACAGACTAGAAGATAAACTAGATAGAGTATTAAGTAGAGAGAGCAGATGAATACATTTCAAGGATTTAAACCCTCTGGCATGGAAAAGATAGCCAATGCTATGGGGTTTCAAGGCAATATAAAAGACTTTCAAAAGTTCTTAGAAGACAATCCAGATAGACAATCAGAAATGATGCGTTATCAGGACATGGCACGTAAGATGGTAGAGGGTGGTTATGTAAAGAAGATGCAAGAGGGTGGAGATACTACACCTGAAAAACCAAAGAAAACTACTATTACAGACGTAACAGCTAAACGAGTCACAGATCCTAAGATGCCAAAAGGTGCTATGGTAAATCCATTTGGTGTGCCTACATCTCCAGATCAAGACATAGATCCTAGGGCATCCAAGCTAGGCACTACACCTACAGGCACAGCTACTACACCTACATTTGCTTCTACAGCTACAGCCTTTAATCCTAATCCTAAATATGACTTTTATGCTAGACCACTTTCCACAGGACCAATGTCAGCAGAATCAGCAGAATTTAGATCAGGATTTTTTCCTTTTCCAACAAAGGAAGCTGAAGCAAGAACCTATGATGCAGATCAAAAGGCTACACAGGTAGACAGTGTAAACAAAGCACTAGAAGCTGCCCAAACAAATCCAGATGATGTAAGAGCAAAGGTAACTGCACAAGAAGCTACTGAATCTTTAGTTGGCAGTCTAGAAGCTGCTGAAGGTAAGGCACATATAATAAACAGCCCTGCAAAGAGAGAGCTTGAGATAGGTGAAAAAGTAGACCCTGTAGCTAATGCAGAGAAAGCATCTAAGTTTACAGAAGAAGTACAGGCAGCTACTGCCACACCATCAGAGAAAGCTACCGTACAAGGACAACTAGCCAACCTTACAGCAGACTTTGATGCAAAGAACCCACCTGCATGGGCGGCAGGAGCATTACGAGGTGTTCAAGCTGCAATGGCTCAACGAGGTATGGGAGCATCTAGTATTGCAGGACAGGCTATGGTTCAGGCAGCCCTAGAGTCTGCCCTACCTATTGCATCAGCCGATGCAAAAACTATAGCTTCCTTTGAAGCACAAAACTTATCCAACAGACAACAACGTGCCATGCTTGCTGCCCAACAACGTGCTGAATTTATGGGCATGGAGTTTGACCAAGCATTTCAAGCCAAGGTTATGAATGCTGCAAAAGTTAGTGACATAGCTAACATGAACTTTAATGCAGAGCAACAAGTCATATTAGAGAATAGTAGGGCTGTAAACACTATGGAGCTTGCTAATCTAAGCAATAGACAAGCTCTTATAATGACAGAAGCAAGTGCATTAGCTAACATGGATATGGCTAATTTAAACAATAGACAACAAGCACAGGTTATGAATGCACAAAACTTCTTGCAATTAGATATGGCTAACCTCTCTAATAAACAACAGACAGAGTTATTCAAGGCTCAGTCAATGCAGACTGCTCTGTTTAATGATCAAGCTGCAGAAAATGCAGCAAAACAATTTAATGCTACTAGTCAGAATCAGGTAGATCAGTTCTTTGCAAATCTAAGAACTCAAACATCTCAGTTCAATGCTGCCCAACAAAATGCTCACAAGCAGTTTAATGCAGGTGAGAAGAATGCAATGGAGAAGTTTAATAAAGAGATGCAGAATCAGCGTGATCAGTTTAATTCAAAGAACAGGTTAATTATAGATCAGAACAATGCACAGTGGAGAAGAGAGATAGCTACTGCTGATACTACAGCTATTAACAGAGCTAATGAACTTAATGCTACTGCATTACTCAACATGTCAAACAGTGCATACAATAACTTGTGGAACTATTACAATGACGTTATGGAAATGTCATGGGAAAGTTCTGAGAATGAAAGACAGAGAATTGTGCAGATGGCAATAGCACAGCTACAATCTGAAACATCTAAGGAGTTGACAGAGATGAAAGCAGATTATGATAGTGCTGTAGGTTTTGGTAGTCTAATAGGTACATTCCTGACTGCAGGATCTGACAGCATATTAGGAAAGTTATTACCAATATGAGCAGATACAGCCCAACAAACCCTGCCGTAGATGCTTGCTTAAACTTGGAAGCAATAATCAATAGGCAAAAACCTATGGAGCTAGAGTCAAAAGCTACCAGAGGATTAGTTAGTAAACAAACACCAACAGCACCTGAAGCAAAACAAGACGTTATGGATAAAGTTGCGTCTTATGTACAGGCTATTAGAAGAATAAGAGAGAAGTATAAGCAAGATGGCTGATGATAGACAAATACAAATGGATGCTCCTATTCCGGGAATGGGAATGACTGCACCTTTAGGTGGTAGACCTTGGCAACAACCACCACAAATGGCTACAGTAGAACAAGCTATGGAATATTATGTGCAAAAGCTAGAAGATCCAGACTTTGCACCAGAGCTATTAACCGTTATAGAATTAGGTGTGCCACTGACAACGCTTGCCAACACTATGCAACTGGCATCTGTTATGGAAGGTAAGCACAGTATTGATGTGGGTATGCTTGTAATACCTATACTTGTAGAACTTATGTCCAACATGGCTGAAGCTAATCAAGTGCCATTCAAGAGTGGCATGGAGAGAGAAGAAACTGGAGAGATTAGTCCTGCAACTATAGCACTAGCTAGAAAGCAGGGTAAGCTAAAAGCAATGAAGGGGGCAGAAGAACCTGCTCCACAACCACAGCCAGAGCAACCACCAGAACAGCCACCAATGGGTTTGATGACAAGAAGGGAACAGTAGGATGAAGTTTTTAACAGCGTTAGGATTAGCTGCAGGTGGTGCATCTAAGACCATACAGGAGGGTCTAGATAGAGAGCAGAGAGAAAGAGACAGGGCAGCCAGATCTGCAGAAGCTGCAGCAGGTAGACAACATGCAGTAGATTTATTGTATAAAAGAAGAAGATTTGATCAGTTAGATAAACTTGTAGAAGTGCAAGAAGCTTTATCAGCTTTAGGTCTAGATGAAAATCAAATAGCTGCAAACATGTCAGGTGGCATGGCTAATGTAGAAAGGCTACGAAATCTTAAACAAATTGCTAATGACAACGATATAGACTTTGGCTCTTCACTAAATGTTACCTTTGGACAGAACTTTAGTCCAGAAGATATAGAGGGTGGTGCTGTAAACTATGTTCAGAGTAACTTATTGGATGCAAGACTAGAGGGCAAGGTATATAAGAATCCATACAGAACAGAGATATCTGACCAACTTAAAGCACTAGAATCTATAGGTGATCCTGTTGGATTTAAGAAGCAAATAGAGAATCAATATAACTCAATATATCGTCTTGAACAACTGATAGATAAAGGTACAAATGTAGAACAAAATCAGAAGTTAGTAAATCAGAAAAGAGATTTAATTACAGAGCTAACAAAGAAGTATGTTGAGATGGAACAGACAACAGGTAATACAGGTTTGTTAGCATCAGGATATATGTCTCTAGCACTACGTAAAGTAAAAGATGCTAAGAAAGGTGCATTTGGAGAGCTTATAGTTAGTGATAATTTAGGCAGAGTCCAGAAAAAATTTACAGGTAATTATGGTAGAGCATTTGAAGCCTACCTAACAAGTATAGACAGCATGAAAAATGAAATACAGGCATATAGTCCTGAAAATCCAAATGCAATTAGTGGTGGTAGTGCAGCCTTCATGAATGAACTTATTGTGAATGCTAATACACAATTAATAAACGAATATAATTTAGAATATTTTCAAAGAATAAAACAAGGTGCAGAAAGAGATCGTAATCCTACAAAAGTAAACAAACCAAAATTAATAAATTTACGTGTAATGTCTGATGTTGACAAAAGAACACTAAAAGCAGGAGATGTCGTAAAGCACATAGTTAATGGTCAGGCTAAGTATGAAATATTTAGAGGTTTTGCAGAGCCTACTCAGGCAAATCCTACAGGCATACAATTATTCATTCCTGAAAATCCATTAGATACATATAATCCACAACAATGAACCCACAACAACAACAAAATGATGACTACATAGCGAGTATGCTAGGTGGTGATGTTTCTCAGTCACAGGATTCAGAGCAACAACCAGAATTACCTAGACAATTACAACCTACAAAAAGGCAAAGTAATGATGAATATATAGCTAGTATACTAGAAGGAGAGTCTACTGGAAATGACCTCAATGATACGAGTGTAACTCCACAAGACACTATGGGTGATCATGCCCAAATAGATCCCACAAAAACTACAACAGAACAGAAGACAGAGCTTGCTCCTGAAGATGAGGAGTGGGGCTTTACTGATTATGTTGGAGATATGATAAAAGGTGGTATAAGAGGTGTACCTAGTGCTGTGGCAGAACTAGCTCAAACAATAGGTGATATAGACAAAGCATCTTATGAATATTTAGGGACACTAAATTTTGAAGATAAGGGCAAAAAGGGCTTTGACCTTATGGACTTGTTTCAAATACCAGATTATATATCTCCTAGCGAATATAAACAACTAAAACAACAGTATGGTGAGGAGATAAAGAATGCACCTCTATTATATAAGACATCAAATAAAATTGATGAGCTTAGAGACAATGCTGTTACAGCCTTAGGATTTGAAACTGCAGAAACAGAATCTGTTTTAGGTGGATTAACTGAGGGAATTACACAGTTTGCTACAGGGTATGGAATCACAGGCAAACTAACAAAGCTTGGTAATCATGGGTACAAAAACCTATTTTTAAAAGAAGCCATAGTGGGTGCAGCATTTTTTGATCCAGAAGAAACATTAATGACAGACTTAGGTGTATCATTTTTGGATGGTGTATTTGACACCAATATGTCAGAGTACATAGCAAGACAGGATGATGACAGCTTGGCTGTAAAAAGACTCAAAGGGGCAGGAGAGGGTATAGTATTTGGAGTCCCATTAACCTATGCAGGAGATAAAATAGCCAAAGTATTTGGTGCAGTAAAAGATAAAAAGATAGCCATAGAAGATGCTAAACTAGAGCAGAAGAAAACAGGCAAAGTATCTGATGAAACTATGGAACGTATAGATAATAATGGTAAAATTATAGCAGAAGATGGGGCAGAAGTTGAAGAGATAATAAATAATGCAAAAGTTGGAAAAGAAACTGTAAAGAAAGCAAAGAAGATTAGTGAAAATGTGCAGAAAATAAAGGCAAAGCAGACAGAGGTAAAGCAAAAGAAAATAAAAGAAAACAAAGAGGTTGTAAAGTCAGAGGTAAAGATACACAACGAACTGGTAGAAGAGTTTGAAGATAATTTAGGCATAAACAAAGACTTTATCAGGGGAGATAGTGGGTATATAACAATAACCACAGTCAAGGGTGGCAAGAGAATACTAGACCCAACAAAGCTAGAAGCTGCAAAGAATTTATCTGTACAAAAGATAGATGAAGTTGACACTGCAAACAGTAAGTTAGCAACCAGACAAGACCCAAGGATGCCCCAAAGTATATACATAGAAAAGGGGGTAGAGGACAAGTATGATATAAACGAATTGTTTGATAGAGTTTTAAAGGTTGAAAACATTGAAGCTCTCACAGTCGTGGCTAAAGAACTAAGAGATGCCAATCCTAGTATGTGGAAAGACAAAAAGAAGATAACTATAAGAGATCAGAAAACTGGTAAGAAGAGAAGAGTGACAGTAAAGAAGTCAGTTATGGAAAACATATTTGACTCTGTCACTAGAGGAGACTTGACACTGCGTGGAGATCATCCTTTGTTTGATGCACTAGATAAGGCAGGTATGTCCTTTGAAGACTTCACTCTCATGCACCTAGGCTCTGCAAGTCAGGCAGGTAAGATACTAAATAAGTATTCACAGTTAGCCAAGAGAGTAAAGCCCAAGAGTCAGAAGCAACAAGACGAGTTAGATGAAATGTTAAGGAATCAGAACAGAACTGCTCAGTGGTTTAGAAGAGTAGAGAATGTAAGACGTGGTCTTCTTGTGTCTCAGATAGCAACTGCTGCCAGAAACTTAGAGTCAGGTCTACTCCGTACTCCTGTAGAAGCATTAAATAATATAATAGAAACAGCCACTATGGATATAGCCAATGGTAACTTCTTTAGTGGTAAGAATAGATTGATAAAGAAAACTACATGGACTGATAGCTTTGCAGGTATGCGATACATATACTCTGACAGAAAGACAGCAAAAGAATTTACAGATATTTTATTAGGTGATCCTGATAATCCTGATCTGGTAGCCCACCCAAAGCTACAAGATTTTTCTGACAGAATGTTTAACACAATTAACGAGATACAACTAGCCACAGGTAGAGGTAGTGATACTACTTTTGATAAGCTTATATCAAAGGCAGAAGATTTTACACAGTTACTTAACAAACCAAATCGTTGGCAAGACTTTATGCTAAGACGTGGTATATTTATGGGTGAAGCACAGCGTCTGTTCAGACAGAAGTGGGATATAGATCTAATAGAGGTACTAAACAGTGGCAGACTAGATGATCTAATGAATGATGCTAGAGATCTTAATCCTACTTTTAAGGTGGTAGATGGCAAAGATCAATTAGGTGTAACAGCAACAGAGATATTTGCAGAAGCCACCGAAAGAGCCTTAGATTTAACTTATGCTAACCCACCTGAGTCACCATTTGGTAAAGCCTTTGCTAACTTTATAACAAAAAACAATCTTACAGTAATCATACCGTTCCCTAGATTTATGGCAAAGAGCATGGAACTAATGGCTGAGAACTCTGTAGGTGCTTTCATGCCATTAACAAGAAGAATATACGGTCTTACAGGATATGGAGCAAAGAGATTTGGAGATGGTCTAACAGCAAGAGAGCATCGTATGATAGCACGTAACACAACAGGTGCATTGGGTGTCATGGCTGCATCTATGATGCTACAGGAAACTGACCAACAAGGAGAGGACTATAAACTTGTACCTGTAGGTGATGGTACAGTTCTGGATGTAACACCACTATTTCCTCTTAGACAGTTCTTCTTCTTGGGCAAGATATTAAATGAATACTATAGAGCTTCTGAGCAGACTGATTGGCTATCTGGTGGTAAAGAAGCATTCTTTCAGACATTTGATAGAAGAGAGTGGGCTGAGACATTCCTAGGAACTAGCTTCAGAACTGGTGTGGCAGGTAATCTAGTAGATGAAGCTGCATCTTTGTTCAATGAGCAGGACTTGACCAATGATGAATGGTGGGGAAGAAACTCAGGACAGATATTAGGAGATTACTTATCTACATTTGCTGTGCCTTTGAATCAGGTGCTAGATACACAAAGAGCATTAGGCATGAGAGGGCTTGCATACAAAGAAACAGCCAAAGATCCTGAGATTGTGAGTGGTACAGATGCATTCATAGAGGGCTTTGTTAAGCCATTTAGAAAGTATGATCCTTTTGGAGCAGTGGTAGATGAGAGTGCATTGCCTAAAAAAGAAGATCCTTTCCAAGAAGAAAGAAGACGTGTTGCACCACTAGCCAAGGTTGCACTGGGTCTTAACATGTACACTGCTGATAGTGAAGAGGGTAAAAAATTAAAGTCTTTGGGATTTGATAAGTGGGATGTGAGTAGTAGATCTAGAATACCAACCGTAAGAAACTTTGAGAACAAGTCAATCAGGGAGAACCTACCATCCATAGTAGAAGAAGCCACTGAACTAGAAGCATTATGGGGTAGCATGTATGATGCTAACCAGAGAGAGTTATCTCAGATAGGTGGTGGTAGAATACTTGGGCTGATAGACACAGGTATCAGCAAAGAAAAGTATATAAAAGATAATGTGAAGAAATATATTAAAGATCAGATAGATCTTTTTAGAAATCCAACTGATAGTCTTGTGGCACTAGATGATCCACAAAAGGTATTAGAGTATCAGTCTATGACTGACTACAGAAGACTATCAAAGAACCAGAGGTCAAAGGGATGGTTTAGATTTGTGGAAGAAGAGGAAAGATCTCCCTTTGATTTCACAAGTGAATATCTAGAGAGAGCTTTACCTGAGTTTGAGGATTTAAGTGCAGATGACAAAGAGCAAGCTTTGAAGAATCTAAAGCTACAAGATTTACAACTACTTTTTCTCTATGGGAAAGAGTCTCCGTAGTTTTTTCAAAGAGTCATTAATATCTCTAATGCCGTTCTCACACTCTTTTAGTTTGTAATTCATCTCTGTTAGAAGTTCGAACATTGTCTTGGGTTCTCTGCTTCTTCTGTCCATGAAAGCCTTTGCTTCTTTTTCTAATTCCATCTCGTCCTCTATGTATGTTATCATAATAGGCTGTGTTAAAGCCACGTTCCCACTCTCTATATAACATAGTGTCGGAACTATAGGGGTTGCGAATCTTTCCATAAACAAATGCATCGTAACCTTTCATCCACTGTATCTTCAGTGGTGCATCATGTTTACCTAATCCTCTTTCCTTTCTAGATAAGTGTCTCATACTAAGCTCCTATGTCCACTATCTCACAACTGTCACCAGAACAGGCAAAGGTCTGAGAAGAATTAGTGTTATCCTCTTTTTCATAATCCGTAAACTTATTCCAATCAATATGAGTGAACTTACTGCTAAAATCATTGTATACAGCTTCTGTACAGTCCTGATAGGGTGCTTGTTGATAAGTATGATCGGAGTGTGGTAAGAAAGAAACACCTGACATCTCGTCAAAGTGTTTGAATACAAATGCACCTACTTCCATCCACTCTTCATCACGCACTGACACAGTAACAGAAGGCTTATGCTCACACCAATGTCTCTGATAGAGAAGCCACATCTCTAGCTGTTCGATAGCTGTCATGTCGTTTCTCACTACAGATTTCTTAGGTGACTTCATAGGAAAACTAAATACAGTTTGTGTATCAGGTTTCATGAAGTCAGCTTCACTTGGTATACCACTATCCTTCATGAAGTTAGTAAGAGGATCTTTATTATCCCCCCTGACAGTCCTAATATAATAACTGCTATGACGAGGGTGGATACCACTGCTTGAGTCCACAAGCTGTGATACTGTGCCACTGGGTTTGACGCAGGTGATTGCTGTGCTTTGTGGGATTCCAAAGATTGCTGACCATTCTTTGTTTGTTTCAACTGCGATTTCTCTGAGTGCTTCAAGGGTTTTTTCAAGTCCATGTTTCTTTCCATTCGTTAATTCATTATCCATAATACCTGTAAGGCTAACTCCCAAGAGTCTTTCCTCTTCAGTATTCTTCTGCCATATCTTTCGCAAGTATGGGAACTTAGTGAGTGTAGCCTGTGCTGTGCCAAGTATAGTGGCAAGCATAACCTTTCTCTTCAAATCATCAAACTTATCTTTCTCTCGTATTACAACCTCTGTAAGATTGCAGAACTGATAGGGTCTGAGTATGATCTCACTGCAAGGATTACAACCGAACTCATGATCGGCATCTCTTCTGCCAAACTTCTTTGCCTGTTCCTTTGCAGATATTCTATTAAATATACCACGTTCACCTGACTTAGATTCAACAAGAGATGTCCACTCACGTAAGAAAGTTTCTCCATCAGGCTTGTCAGTGTAGACAACAGAGTTGTTTGATAGAGCCATCTGTGGTGCTGTCTCCCACCACTTGCCAGACTTGGCATGTCTCATGCGTCCATCAGATAGGTTAGATAAACTAATCATGGCTGATCTACGTACACCACCAGAGACTACAACTTCCCCAACCTTACACATAAGATTATGACAATCGTAGCTAGATAGCTTACGACCTGCATTCTGTCGAAACAAAGCAACAGTAAAGCTAAATAAATCAATTAGAGGTGCAGGACCACTAGCTCTACCACCAAATACTTTGAGTCTAGCACCTGCAGGTCTTACATTTGACATGTCCCACATAGGAACTTCACCCATGTATAGATGCCCTATGAGCTTACGTAAGGCTCTTGCCCATCCTTCTTTGCTATCTTGTACTTTTATTACAGTGTCAACATGATCTAAGCTTTGTGGTATCTCTGGTAGCTGACTTACATATTGTCTTTCTACAGAGAAGCCAACACCTGTGCCACATAATAATATATACATGGCTTCATCAAAAGCTTTTGGATCATCGACAGGCAGATAGCTACAGTTATACCCTGCTGTATTATCTCTCTCAAGTGCAGGTCCTGCTGTCATCAAGGCTCTCATAGAGGGCATAACTTCTAAGTTAGTTATAGCATCAATAATCTGTGGTTTAGGTAAGTGTCCTTTTACTTTCTCAGTAATGTAGTCCACATATCTTTGTACAGTTTCTTCCCATGTTTCTCTTCTGTTCTCTTCATCAATCCATCTAGCATATCTAGATATTGCAATAAATTTTTGATAATCATTCATGTTAATCCTCCAATGTTATTCGAATGTGTTTTACTTTTAGTCCATCAATATCATAGATAAACTCTTCTAAGGCTTGCTGTATCTCTTCACTAGGATCACCGTCAGCAGGAACAGGGTACTCATCTTTATCTAGATCAAGAGTGAGATATACTTTAACAACCATTGTCCAACTCTATACCAAAGCTAGTATAGACATCAGTAGAATCTTTACTAGCCTTTTTTACTTCTATAAGCTTATTGAGATACCACTGTGCTTTCTCAAGATCTTGCACACCATTCTTGTATCGGTATCTCCATAGATACTTAATAATATTACCCTGCAAATAATACTCATATCCTTCACCTGTAGCTGACTGAATAGCTTCTATGCACTCAACACCATACTTGTTGTAGTGTGGTGGATTGTTTACCATATCTTTATCCTTACAATCTATATCCCATTTTGCCATATCATGCACTCCCATTTAGTTTCTCTTTCATTGCTCTGAAGTCTACCTTAATTACATTACCTTGTCTACTGGTAATTGCAACTGGTGGCTTTTCTTTTGGTGCTTCCATCTCTGATCTAACTATCTCATACACTTTCTTAGCATGATCTTCATCAGATCTAAGTAGATCAATACTTACGAGTGTCATACGAGCAAAAAACATTATATCATTAAAGTCTCTATCAGATAGAGGATTCGCAATTGAATCTATAACTTGTAAGTTAACATCACCTGTCCAATTGTTCTGGTGATCTAGTATAGGTTGCATTCTTATTAGAATGTCTTGGTCATCTAATTTGAAATGTAAATCTTTAAATCCGTCTTGTGTCATTTAAAACTCCTTATAATCTTTTTCCTTGGAAACTCTATGAGTTCAGGAAGTGGTTTCTTTTTACGTTCTTTAAGCCAAGGCTCTGGTATAATTCTATCATGATAGAGGAACTGATTCTTTTCACACCAATCTCCATAGCTAGTCTTAGAGCCTTTCTTAATCTTTCTTTTACTACTTGTAAACACAAAACGTATGTCTAATTTAGGGTGCTGTTTCTTAATACATATGTGTTTTCTTCTATCTTCTACGGTGAAGAGTCCTTTTGTTTCTACTATAATACCATTAGGTAGCACAAAGTCAGGTGTGTAATGTCTGTAAGCCAAGTCTTCCCATTCTATCTTGATGCCCTCGTAAATATATTTTACTTTTAGTTCATCAAGAAACTCTGAAAGCTTAACCTCAAGTCCACTACGATAGCCTAACTTACGTGCTACCTTGTACTGTTTAGAAGTGTATAACACCTACCACCAAACAGAGTATGTCCTCGACAGAGGAACATGCCTATCACCATACAGAGCTTTTGCTTCTGCAAGGTATGCTTCTTTTGCAGCATTATAGGCAGCATACTTTTTATCATTATATGCTTTCTTCATTTCTGAAAGCTGTGTTTGTAAATCGGAGATCTGTTCAGCCATCTCCTCTAGTGTAGGTTCTTTGTTTGTCATATAAGTTTCTCCTTTCTTATTTCAACATATGAAACAATCTTTGGTTCTTTTGCCTGAGATACCAGAGAAGGTAGCTCCTGCAAGTTAGTCCAACAAGAATGTTTAAATCTACAGAATGAGCATGTCGTTCCTAAGATTTTATTTCCTGTAGGCTTACCTCTGAATGTTTCTTCAACTGCATCAAAACATCTTTTGAACTTGTTACTCTGCACTACGCTTACATTATCAGATAGTTTATCTACTTCTTTTGTCAAGTCTAAACCAGTGGCAGGTACATATTTAAAGCTACCATTAGATTTATTTATTACCCACCATCCACCTGCTTTCTTATTCAAAGCCTGTGCATACCCTGCTAACTGTCCTACATAACCAAATGCATCACCATTAGCAAGAGTATCAAATGATTCAAACTTATTCCTGTATGACCAATCAGATGCAGACTTAATATCGTCAACTGCATCGTCCATGATTATGTCATATGTCCCCTCTATATTAGAATCTATAGTTAGATCCATAGACACTTTCTTAGAATCCTCAAAGGCTACACCTGCCTGTCTAAGCAATCCCTTGAACACAGACTCAACTATGTCCCCTAACATCATGTTCATTACAAAGTTGTTAGGAAAAGGTAGTGCTTCCTTTGGTTTGTTTTTCTCAAACCAAAGCTGACAGGTAGGCTTGCCTATGTTAGACATCCTAAGTCTGAACTCTTTCCTAGTATTTTTAGAGCCAAACTGACGGTGTAAGGCTTCTTTTATGTCATCACAAATCTTATCAATGTTTGCATCAGACAACACCTTCTTACCGTCAGTAGCTTGGTCTAGGAATCGGTGCAGTTTAAGTTCTGCCTTGTGATTCATGGTTACTGAACTTTCTCTTCACTTGTAATGTCGATGAAAGTTTCCACAACAGCAGGATCAATGTCCTCTTTGGAATGAACATTCTCATCCCACTGATTCATGATGTACTGGTTGTAGTTAGTAACCCAAGACAGAAGATCACCAAAGAGTTCCTGATCTTTGTCAGATGTCTCTACCTTATTGGTAAGGTCTAGCCTTGTGCTTGGCACATAATAGCTGTTACCATTCGGTAGTTTTCTCTCTTCAGATGAAGCGTACACAGTGTGATTAACTGGTAGTCTCTTCATCTTGGAGAGCTTTACAAAGACATCCCCTACAGTTTTGAATGCTTCACGATTATCCACTTCCCATATGAAAGGTACATAACCTAGATCAGCTTCACTGCTGTAGTCACCCTCAACTTTGAGAGCCTTATCAAACTTAGCAAGTCCTAGTATGACTCTGACTCGTTTGATCTGTCTGATCAGTTCCTTCTGCTTGTCAGGCAGAGAAGCAAAGTCCTGTATATATCCTGCAGGTTTGCCACAGTTGAAGCCACCATCGTTATCCTTTAGATCAACGTTAAGGTTGTCAGACATTACTGTCTTAACATAACGATTGGGTGTGCTATCATTGCCCTTGATAAACCTTTTATACATATACCTTTGCATGAAAGGTCTGATCTCAATGTCAGACTGATAGTACTGACCATCGTCAGGCACTTCTACTTTATAAGCACCAGATGGTATGGTTTCAACATTCACTGTCTTGCCATTGATTTCTGTCGTACCCATGATGGGTGTATGACTAAGCTTTAGTCTAGCCAAAGAACTAGCAGACTTCTTAGAGATCTCAGTACCCACAGGTTCTGCCATCCCCATAGCTTTAGCCATATCGTCAAAGTTTCCATTTATTGTTACTATTTCATTCATATATATTCTCCTTATAATTTAAAAAAGTGTTATAGTTATACCATCATACATCTTTAGTGTCAAGCCAGTTGTCACCTATTTTTGCATCTAATTTCAAAGGTACATTAAAGTCTATATTCCAACGTGTATCAATGATAGATTTCATGTTACTATTTATACTCTCTACTACTTGTAATACCATGTCCACCTCGTCAGGGTGAACGTCAATCACTATTGAATCATGCACAGTATTTACAATACAACTCTGTAAAGGCACGAGCATACTATCAATCGTAATAAGAATTAGTGGCACAATGTCTGCAGTAGCAAACGCTTGCACAGGATAGTTCTTTATCTGTGTAAAGAATGTAACTGTGCCATTACCTTTACGTACCACATCAGGGAAAGAGAAGGAACGTCCTGAAGGAATACCAACACGTCCTGTGTTAATAGCTTCATCGCCTAACTTCTTGTGCCATGCAGACACACCCTTATACTTGTCACCAAACTGCTCGTAATACATAGCTTCTGCTTCAGATCTGCCAAACCCTGTAGCTCCATACAGAGGAGCAAAGGTATGTGCTTTAGCTTCTTGCCTAGATGTAGGCTGTCCTGCATCCGTGATAACCTTTGCAGTATAACTATGCACATCAAAGCCTTCACTTATCTCCTGCATTGCAACTTTGTCCTGTGACAAATATGCTGCAGTTCTAAACTCTAGCTGTGCAAAGTCAGCTTCAAGTATCTTGCCACCTTCCCAACGTGACACAAAGATCTTCTTCACAGGAAACGTACCACCTCTAGGCATGTTCTGCATATTAGGATCTGCACCACTAAATCGTCCTGTAGATGTACGATGCTGTAGCAATCTAACATGTAGTTTGCCATCAGGCTTAGTGTATGTAGATATGCCCTCTACAAAACTAGATAGGTATGTATCTAAGGCAGACAATCTACGCACATTCTTGAGAAACAACTCTGCCTTTGTATTACCTGTACGCTTGGCATAGTGTTCAAGTATCTCAAGGTTTAGTTTGTTTGTACTAAAGCCATTGGCACTTACCCACTTGGCAGAGGGTGCAGTAAATCTAAGACCTGCTATCTGCTGTCGTGGTGTGTACACCCAACCAGATTCTTCACACCTTACACACTTGTTTGGTTTCTTGAATGGTGTGCCATCCTTCTTGATCTTTGTAATCTTACCACGTCCTCTGCATACAGGGCAGGTACTAGCCGTAACCTTGTAGACAATGTCCGTATGATCATTGACAGCATCTGTAAACGCATCCTTTCTCATGTAAGGCTCAAAGTAATTAGCCCACATAGACTTGTCCTTTGGTTTACGGCTGTAGATTACCCATGACAATTGCTCTGGACTATTGAGATTGATAGGTCTGTCACCCATAAGATCACGAACCTGTTGGCTGAGATCATTCCAGATACCCACCTTCTCTTTCTCAAACTCCTTACGCACTTCATCAAGCTTCTTCAGGTCTACACTGAATCCACGCTGATATATCTTACATAGACAAACAGCAACCATGTTGGTGTGTGTAACTGTGTCCATAAGATCTGCATCACCATTACTAAGTCTGTGATGTATCTTGTCAGCCAGATCATATGTAGCACGTAAGTCATGTAATAAATACTCTGATAACTCATCGTGTGGTATCTCTGATACAGGCACACCACTCTTGAAGTAATCTTTCATCGTGTCCTGCTTCTTGTTAGATAGCATGTAACGTTCTGCACACTGCTCCAACGACAGAGGTTGTTTCTGTCCACGTTGTAATACATACTCACCAAGCATAGTGTCAAACACAATACCATCATACTTGAATCCAGACTCCCATAGCCATATCAAGTCATGTGATACGTTGTGACATACAAGCACAGTAGCTTTATCTAACTGTTCTTGTACAATAGCATGACCATTTTGTGTGGGTAACTCGTGAGCATGATCAAATGTCACGACCCTTTCCCAGTTGTCTGTCTTCATACCTACCATAACAAGACTGTTGCCACTCTCAAAAGGATCTAAGTGTAGCTTGTCATTACGTTTTGTTACAGTATTTTCTACGTCTAGTATTAGTCTCATTTATCTTCCTTTAGTTGTACCAGTTCAGCTTCCTGATAGGGTATGTGAAAGAAGTATTCATATCTTCTTGCGTTAGATAAGTATATCTCTTGCACAGTCTCAGGTGTAAACTGATAATCTTTTATTCTCCATGCATACTCCATGTCACCTCTTATAACATAAAAATTAAAGAATGCATCTTTTTCATTCATCTCTTTAAACTTATTTAATAATTTAAATTTACGATAGGGAATCCTAATCTCTTTCCAAGATGGTAGCCAATCCCCAAACCATTGTCTCTTCATCTCAACCTCTGAGTAGTATGTATTACCATTCTTCTCACTCTTGATATCAAAAGAATAATCTTCTTCAGTAGATAAGATAGTGTGTCCGTTCCTAATTAAGTAACCTGACACTGCATCTTTAGCTACACCATCATTCTTGGCATACGAGTAGGGTTTAAACTTCCTAGTGTATGCACCTTTAATAGGCTTAAATGTATTCATGCTGTGTACCTCGCTGTCTTGTAGTCTAGTTCACAGACAATCTTGCCATGCCAACCAGATAGTTTGTTCTTTACAACGTTGATATGTCTCTGAGGACTTTGCTCCTCTTCACCTTCAACGTCAGGGTTCTTGGCAAGTAGTAACATAAGGTCAGCTTCGGCAGCCTTACCTGTTCTACTACCTTCCATCATGGCTTGATTGAGTACAACCTTGCCCTCTGCTTCTGCAGATAACTGTGACATGTAGAATATAGCACAGTTGTATTGCTTTGCAATCATTCTTGCATGTACAGCATTAGCCTTGAGTGCTTCATCTTGCCTAGCAAATCCTGCTGTCTTGGCAAACTTGTCACCCATGTCTAATATAACGACATCAGGTTTGAAAGACTTAGCAATACTTTCAACCCATGCCATGTCTCGTCCTGTAGAATCATACAACTTAATGTTATCCTTTACGGCAGAGTATCTCTCGTGTGCAACCTTGGGATTATCTTTGATCTCGTATTGATTCATGTTAGAACTTGCAGTCAGGTAACGCATACCCACCCTATGCACTGACTCTTCATTACATAACACAACACATCTAGCACCCTGTCTGGCAAAGCCATTGTCACCTGCAATCATAGATGCATGGAAAGATGTCTTACCTGTATTGGGTCTAGCTCCAACTTCGATCAAGTGTCCTTCATTCACACCCTCTATCTTACGTGTAAGGCTAGGTATGTTGAATGCCCAACGTGCTTCCATTGCATTCTTTGCAAGCAAAGTCTCAATAGAAATGTCAGCCCACTCTATGTTCATGGTAGGTATGAAGTCATCACCATACTGCTCTAACAGATTGCGTAGAGGTTCAAGGCTAGACTGTGAACCATTCACATAATCAAAGCCAAGGTTAGCTATCTCTTCACCCACCACCTGCTGAAACAGCTTGGATAATACTTCCTGTGCTACATCATTACCAAGAGGTGACTCTTTCTTGATACGTGTAAACAGATCACCATATGCTTGCTTCTGTGCAGTGGTAAGTGTAGGATTGTTTGCCATGAACAAGACCTCAACCTCATCAGGTGTGACAGTCCTATCATACTGTTGCATGGCATAATCCACAGAGTTTTTTATCTTTCGCATGTCCTTGGTAAATAGTTTATCAGGACAGCGAATACCTCTATGATCATCATAGAAGTCTTTGTTCATCAGACTACGTATTAATGCTTGTTCCATTTAGTTCTTCTCCTATTGCTGTTAGTTTTTCAATGTCGTTAGGATGCTTGTATTTCAAATCATCGGTTAATCTAAGTACCTTTACTGTGTCTACTACACTCCTGAGATCTTTACACATCTCTGTTGCCTTGGGTAGGGCATCAGGATCAAGAGCTACAATTGCTGAAGAGAACTGTGACAAGTACCTCTTGTGTATATCAGACAGTGATGTGCCTAACACAGCAACCCCAACATACACGTCACTGCCTACAACTACGGCACTGACACAGTCCTCAACAACTACAGCGACTTTACCACAACCAGATGTAAATGGCAAGCCACTATTCCCATATCTTTTCCATTTAGGCAAACTATTTCTGAGACTTCGCCCTATTGCATCAACTGTAATGCCATCATGCACAATGGGAAACACTGCACGATTATCTTTTACATCATGATATAATCCACCCATCAAGTCAAACCTTTCCATGAACCTAGTAATGTCACGCTGCCCCTTGTATGGCACGATATATTCTGGCATTACAAAATGTTCAGCCTGTTTCTCCTCTCTACGCAAAGTTCTCTTGATGTCCTCTACAGATAGATGCACAGGCTTAGATCCACTAATACTGCAAGAAGCTTTGTAACAATTCCACAGCATTCTGCCCATGTTGTTAGTGATGGTGAAGGTCTTGAACCCACCACACTCAGGACAGTTCATTCTTTTTGTTTCACCATTTAATATATCTATATCATTTATAGTGTTATATAAACTATGCATTATATTTACTCCTTGTGTTGAGAGCATTCTTAGCACTCTCATAAGTGTGTTTCATGTACGGCTTGACAGACTGTACATTTGTGTGACCTGTCACTGACATAAGTTGCCCCATTGGGACTCCACTGTCAATCATTTCTGTAACTCCTGTCCTTCTGAGATCCATAAGTCGGAGTTCATCAGGCAGGTTTAAATGCTTCATGACACGCTTTGCAATCTTTGATACACTCTCCAACCCATAAGGCTTGTACTCGCCCTGTATGGGGCTTACATTGGGAGCTACGTACTGTTGAAAGCCAAAGTCACCCTGCTGTTCATACAACATGTCATACAAGCTGTCACTGATAGGCAGAAACACCTTTGACCTACGCTTGGACTGCTCTAATGTGAGCATACCCTTGTCCATGTCAAGGTCATTCCAAGTGAGCAAACGCATATCACCTATCCTCTGACACCACTCATATGCCATCTGCACTATCAAGCCAATGCTCCTGTACTCATAGTTGGCATAAGCATAGTCAAGAAATTGACGCACATGTTCCTTTGCCCACACTACACGTCTGGGTTTGGTAGACTTACGTCTAATGTTAGAGAATGGGTTGTGATTCCCATACTCCATCTCAGTCGCATAGTTGTATATCCGTGATGCAATACTACACACATGGTTTGCAAGTGACACACCACGTCTGACCCAGAGTTCATAAGTCCTCTTAGCCAACCTACTAGATATAGTATGCCACTTTTTCTCACCTAAATCTAGGCAAAGTATCTTAATAAAGTAGATGTAATCAGCTTTAGTTGAGTCACGTAAAGCATTGAAATCATTAGACAAAAGATATATGTCACATAATTCTGACAGGGTTGTAGATCGTGTGACCACAGACTCTGTCAGCATTTCCTCACGATATTCATCTATCAATTTGTTTAATTCATCTGCAACTTTTTTTGCTTCATTAAAATTTTTACCAAGTTCTCTGCGACATACAACACCACTGTCAATAAGTTGACGAGGGGGACTGAACCTGAATGTCCGATCCCCCTTAGGTGTGTACCTCTTATACATGTAGCGAGGTAGCTTCATTAAGCAGCAACCAGTTCTTTGAACTGCTTTGATGATACCCACTTGGTAACTTCCTGCTCACGTCCCCACATGCTGATAGCATTGGTATCATTGCCTGTGTTACGTAGCTTGAAACCATTTCTCTCATCTGCATATGATGCATAGTTAGTGAATGCAGAGTACAGAGCAAAGGCATTGTGTCCTCTTGTTTGTACCTCTTGTGCATACAAGCCAAGCATCTTATCACCTTTCTTCTCAGAACCCATGAGAGAGTGAAGCATATCTCTCACTGAGTTATACTCAAGAGGTGTTCTTGCCCACTCCTGTAGCTGTTCAGCCTGTGAATAGAAGTCACTGTTAGCATCCTCTAGCTCCTTAATAAAGGCAGACATGCTGAAGTTAGTAGTGTTCTTTCTTCGCACCTTGTCATGCTCACCTCTGATCATACCATTTGTGCAGAAGAAATCTATTGCACCAAAGAATACTTGGTTAGAACATAAACCATCCACACCATGCAGAGCTATCACTCTTTGTGATATTTCTGTCTGTTGCTTATCAGTCGTGATTAACGCCTTAGTCGCAGGTAGGGTTGCGTCAAGCATAGCGAATGCACCATTACGTGCATTGTTCCACTTTACATTTGCACCTTCCATTGCTTCATCACCAAGCTGTTCAGACATAGTTCTGCACACCTTATCAAAGAACTCTTTGTGTGTAACAGAGTTGAACTTGCTACCAACAATACCAATGACCTCATCAGTATCATTGTTGATGACGTACTTCTTACCTGCCATACGTGTAGGCTCAGTACGTGTAGTAAAGTCTAAATAAATTGGAAGTTCTCCAAGTGCGTTGTTTGTAAAATCTAAAGCCATGTTAGTTCTCCTTATGTTGTTTATGTGTTAAAGATATACTATCTAAATAAATAATCAAGTACTATTTTTCCCAACGATAAAAAATATGTCGGTCAATTCTGGTTGTGCGTGTCTTAGTCTTTGCCCATGCAGGACGCACATAGGTTGCATGGTAATGTGTAGCACCCTCTGTCACATCAAGCACGATTGTGCCTGACAGGACAATGGATGCATACTCTTGTGCATTCCACCACTCTTCGCTGTCATACAAAGGCTCGTCTTTCTGCCCATCACAATACCAACTGAACTGGCATTTGTGCAGTACAGGTTTGTCTGTACCTTTGTATGTAACAGCTTCGGTTATTACATCACAAACATTATCAGGAAACCTAGTATCTTCTACCCTGTTCATGACAACTTGCCCTACGGCAATCTGCCCAAGCATAGATTGATTCTTTGCTTCATGATACATGTTAAGTGCCATGCACATAAATGCTGTTTCTAAAATAGCCATTTGCCTACCTCATGTGTTGCCACTGCTAATATAAGATTCACCCATATTATCAGCAGTGTAATTCTAAAGTTCTCACTCATTTACAATACTCACTATATCAAAGTGGGCATACACTAGCATCCCACCAATTATTGCTATGCAAACAACAGCTACCAACAGATCTGTCAGTATCTCTCGTCTGGTCTTCTTGTGCTTGCTATACTTGTTCATGCAGCCATCCACTCAGGCATAGGTCTGCCCTTGGTATAACGTGCAAACTTGAGCTTGTCTGCCTTGTAAAACTCACGATATGCCTTGATAGGATATTGCTCGTCAGTCTTGAGATGATCAAGCCCACTGAAACACTGTGGGTGAGGTGTTCTAAAGTTAGTTGTATTAGGCACATAGTTTGTACCATAATATAAAGAAACCCAATGCTTACTTGCACCATGCTTCTTACCATACCTAGCTGTATATTCATTTAGCATAGCATCATACAACCTAAAAGCAAAAGCATAGTTTAGTTGACACTCCATAGCCCACAGTGTGCAAGGATGCTTCTGATGAACAGGCTTGTACAAATCTTTCTCCTCTGCATATTCAGGTGCATGATGCCATAGTGCAGTGCATAGCATCTGTGCTTCCTCTAGTGGCATCTTCACTATATGCTGATCACATAGTGACTTTGCAATATCAATTGCATTTTCTTCAATAATAAATCTATTCATATGCTACACTCCTTTCAAAATGTTCTGTTAGTGACTCACGATTCATTCCAACTGAGTCTAATTTAATTAGACCTAGCTTCTCGTACTCTACTGCAAGTGTTACAAAACTTTGTAACAAGTCAGGGTTGTCCTTAACACATTGTGTTAATCGCCTAAGTGTTCTTTTTGTTTTATCAATCATGATATAAATACTCCTATAGTTGCATTGGTTATCAATGTTATAAGGATAACGAATGCTATTGTCAATAATAATACTTGCCCCTCAGTCATGGCAGAAATTCCTGAACCATTTGCATTGGTTGTCACCCTTGCACACTCGTTCATGCTTGGCTGTTTCCCAACACTCTGATTGCCAAGGTGAGAAATACTTTGTAGTAAACCTGTCCACCCAATCCTGCCCATCGGCTGCCCACAGTGCTAGTATAGGCACAGGTACGAGTAGCAGGAACACTACAAAGAATGCCATGCCAAAGCCTTTATTGTGATATGCTTTCATCTATATTCCTTTCTTTTTGTTAAGACCCTTTGGGTCGTATTGATCTTCATATATTTCATCTGGCATAAACATACTGCCTGTGCCATCATCAAACCAGTTGTTCATAAACATTATAACAATCAATGTTATCATAATGTAGCTGAACCACTTCACAAACCATATGAATAATCCATAGGCTTGTTGTGCCTGTTCCAAGGCTTGTTGTTTTACATCATCATCATCATCCATACTGCACCACCTGTCCTGTGTTCCATTTGTCTGCTTCCTTCTGTGCGTCCTCTTGTGTATCGAATACCTTTACAGGACTATCCTCTGTCCACATAGCACCACACCCTTGTTTGACGTAGGTTAAGCCTTCCTCTTCGAAAGGCTCAAACACTACTGCATATTGTATAAGCTTAGTTGTCATGTATCACCACCTCTGTTTCATTTGTTAATCCGACAGGGAAACCTCTGTCAAAATAAAAGTTCATTATGTTCAGGACTTCATCCCTTACGTCATCATCCTTGAATGCATCTCTCAAGGGTAGCTCCTGTATTCTATTTGAATGCCTGATTGTATCATGTAATCTGCCATACAATGATACCCATACATCCTTAGGTAATGTTATTCGTTTCATGTATATACTCCTTCTAATATGTGCGAGATCACTGCACGAGTGAAGCCATTGCCGATCATCTTGTAGCGTTGGCTGTTTGATATACGTTTAGTCTTACGAACTCTGTGTGTGACAGTTTCGTAAGGCATCTCTATTTCTTCGTACTCATAAAAGTCTCCATACTGTGTCCACTCATCAGGCAAAGTCTGTAGACGTTCACATTCTAAAGGTGTTAATGCTCTCCAAAAAAGTTCGTCCACATCTGCATTGTCTTTTAGTAAAGTGGTTTGGTTTATCCAATTGTCACACTCTACCTTGGGCATTCGCCATCCACCTTGCATGGTAGTCAGGGTAGGACTCTTGCCCCACCTACTATACACACGCTTGATGATGTCGTAGCCTTTGAGATCAGCTTCGCCAACTTGTCTACACTTCTTAGACTTGAGAGCAATCTTCTCACCTTGCACATAGACTATCTGCCTACGTGCTTTCTCGTAGTACATCTTCATGCTACCACCTTTGAAGTAGTTGGCATCAATGCAGTAGGACTTATCTCTATCTGCCATAGCACCATCTTCTAGCACATCATTGAGTACGATGCCCATGTCAGCCAACTCGTCATGTGGTGAGTTAGTTATGTAGACACGCTTTCTCTCCTGTCCTGACACCTTGCCACTGTTGTGAGATCGCATCTGTGCATCTGGACGTATGGCACTAATACGCTTGTACCACTCATGCTTGGCTTTGGACTCGACATTCTCAAACAGATAGAACTCAGGGTTCAATCCTTCCAATGCCTGATACATAACCTCAGATAAGTCACGACTATCTGAAGTGCCAAGCTGTTTACCTGCCACAGAATAAGGCTGACAAGGGAAACCTGCTATAAGCAGAAAGACATCTCTACCTTTTAGTTTATCCCAACCATTGGCATCACCATGATGTATAGCATGAGGTATCCTGTATCTTGATACAGCACTAGCATACTTGTCTGTCTCAAATGTGTGGTACTCGTATTCACCATCAGGTGATACATCAATACCTGCGTCAAGGCATGAGAGGTAGGCACTGTCTGTGCCACCACATAGACTAACCACTATTTTTTTCTGCATCAGTTCTCTCCTGTTCAATTGCATTAATTATATTATAAGCTTTCGTGACCTCAGACTCCAAAGGTTTTATACCTTTGAGTAGCTTGAGCATACCACGTAGCTTGGATCTGTGTTCATAGACTTTATCCTTAAAGTCATCATAATTTTTAATCATCATAATCTTCCTTGTTCATTTTCTTAAACTCCATTGCCCTCTTCTTGGCTCTGTTCTCTAATATCTTAGACCTCTTGTCACCTATTACTTTGTGTGTCAAGATGCCCTGTGTTACCATCTCTGCATGAAGCAGATTGCGTGGTCTTTTAGGCACTGGTTTTTTGTGTATGATTTTAGCCATTGGCTGTCTCCATTAATGATATGTTTGTACTGGTGTAGGTGCTTCATAGACATAGCCTACGTCTGGTTCATCGTCAAGAGTGTACTCTTTGATAAAGTCAAACTCAACTACTGCGTCTGGATAGCACATCTCTGTAAGATGCAAGGCATACTCAATAGCAGAAGGTGTACCCTTCACGAGAGGGTGAGAGCTACCAACTCTCACCACACCTCGTTGCCCATCCACTGAGATAAATATCTCATAGTGCATCATGGTTAGGCTACCTTCTTCTGTATCAAGAAGGACTTGATAGGCACATAGCTTGCCACTCTTCGCTTGCCCTTCCTATCATAGGCATGGAAGGAAGAGTAGGACTTGCCAAAGTTCAAGCGAACCAAAGGCTCACCAGACTTGCCACCTTTACCCTTACGGATAAACCATCCAGTTTCTTGGATGTTGTCATTCCTGTAGATCACAGGCTTGTAGCCTTGTAGCTTTAGCTTGATAGCTGTAGCAATTAATTTTACGGCAGTAAAACCACCAGAGATTTTTTCTCCCTTTGGAAGATTGTCAAAGTTAAATGTAAGCATGGTAATGCTCCTTTCTGTGTTGTGTCCCAACGTTGGGACTGTTGAGTTATGTGAACAGTTATATAATACTTTCACTAAAGTATCAAGTATTATATTAACTGTATACTTTAACTGAAGGTTTGCCTTCAGCCGTAGTTGTTAGCCAGATAGAACCTACCTCGCCAACAGGTTCACCATTGTCTACATAGACAAAGGTATCGTTCTTGTAAGGATTGTAGGTCACAGACCTACCCTCATCATGGTAGAACTTGGGACTAATCCAGACCTCTGGATACCATCCCTCTGCAAATGCATGGACGTTCTTCTTCCCTTCGAGAAGTACACGCTGTCTGCCACCTTGACGGACATTAAACCTGCCCACCAATAGGAACAGTTCTGGCTGTCTGCCTATGACTAAGCCTGTCTGTCTATCCATGATAGACCACAGACCACCATGCAAATTCCAATATGTCCTAACATTTTTATCCATTAAGCTACTCCCTTCTGACGTAGTCTAAGTTTACGGACAAGCCTTCTCTCTCTGAGGAGAGAGTGTTTGGCTCTTCTATCTGTCCCAACGTTGGGACTGTCTGGTTTCTTTTTAACTTTTTCAAAGTTACTGTTACTCTGCATTTGCAACTCCATTTGCTTTTTGTTTACTGTTTCCATGTGCAGGGAAACCTACGATTGCATCACGCTGTTTCCAACACAACTTGCAAGTCATACAAGACACGTCATCTTTGATGACAGCAGGACAGACTACAACCTTTCTCCCTTTGGGAGTAGTCGTGTTAGTCATCTGATCAATAGGTAGCACAGTGGTAACTGGTGCTATACCAAGATCAAACAAGTCATCTGCATGACTTAGGTTATTGCCAGACAAGTTAATGGTAAAACCATTACTGTTGGCTTTTTTGACCACATTTCTGTTATGGCTATAAGCCATACTGTAATGTGTATAGGTCATGCCCTTCTTGTTCCCACGTTTATTAGCATGAACAAGCTGTAGCATTTTTGGAGCATCAATCAACTCAGGATTGTGCTTGTCCTTTGGACAATCTCCTGCCTGATTATGTCTCCACACATCTGTGGCTTCATGCTCCACTCTGTCACACAGAGTGTCCCAATCATGACCTTCATCTGGAACTCTGTTCCAAACACCTGCCAATGGGAAGCCATCGGCATAGCATCCATTCCCTTTGAATGGACAGGCATCAGGACAGGACTGTCTCTCTGTAGTTGTCACAGTCATCTTACCAACCTTTCGGTTGGCAGACATTTTTGTAAATCTAACTTTCATGTTAACTCCGTTAAAGTGTCCCAACGTTGGGACTGTTTCAATCCAAGTAATATATTTATTTACTTCACTCATACTGAGTGAATAAATATATTACAGTTTAAAGTCTGCTCCACTATTTGTTCTAAGAGTTTCACCACTCATTAATCTTTCTAGTATAGAAAGACAATGCTCTTCGGCATCTGCTCTGTGGAAACCACCAATGCTATCTCCGTAAGGAGCAGAGCCTACAGAAGTAGTGTAGGTCTTTTCAAGACCTTCCTGTCCTTCTATACGTGATTTATATGTCCGTGTTACCACCTCTCTTTCTGTAGGTGGCACAAAGATTCTCCAAGAGGTATCATCAACCTGTTTTCCTTTGGAAAAATAAACGTTACCAAGATATCCATAAGATATCTTTTTCTTTGGCAAACCTTTATTGATTTCATCAATTAATGCAGAAACTTTTTTCATGTTTAACTCCGTTAAGTTGTGTCCCAATGTTGGGACTGTTGTTGACTAATATATTTATTTACTTCACTCATACTGAGTGAATAAATATATTAGGTTACATATAATAAGATTGTCAAGCCAATAAATATGGCAAGACATCCAAAGATGTCTTCAAATGTATTCATGTTTAATCTCCGATTAAAGTGAGAGTAGCAATTAAGCTACTCTCTTTTTAGCTGTTTTATTCTCAAAGCTATCAAAGATAGCTTCAAGAACTTCATCTTTATCAAATCCAAATTTGATAACTAGTTTGTGAACGTAGTCAGCAAACTCTTTAGAGTTCTGTGGAACTCTCACTTTCTCAACCTTAGGTTGAGTATCAGATGCTTTAGCATCTTGTGTTTCAGCCTTTGGTTGAGTAGTCCCAACGTTGGGCTTTTCATCAACCTTAGTTGATGGTGTAGCAGATGATTTATCATCTGTCTTCTCAACCTTAGGTTGAGTTTCAAACTTGAATGCTTTCAGCATTGCTGTTAGAGAAGTGAAAGCAATCTTCTGCTTTCTCTTCTTGACAACTCTTCCCTTGAGCCATTCTTGAATGGCATCAAAGTTTCTGTAAAGCTGTAAAGCTTCGCTTCTTCTCTGAGAAGCAACTTTGTTCATCGAGGTTGCTTGCAACCTATCTGAAGTTATTCGACCAGAGTCACTCTCTAGAGTGAGTTCATGGATCAACTGTCCCAGTTGATAAGCTAAACCATTAAAGACTACGTCTTTAGTGTTAGCCTTCTCAAGGCTAGTTACTCTCTGTTTCTCTAGCTTCGCTAGAACAGAACCTCTCTCTTCGAGAGTACCAGTGAAAGTTTCGAAAGCTTTTGCTGTTTGATTTGACATTATATTAATCCTCATTTTTATTTACATTTACCCATTTCATGGTGTAAATAAAAATGAGGATATATAAGTTGTCCCAATGTTGGGGTAGGTTAGTTGTACCAACTAAACCATGCATCGGCACTCTAATTTTACTCAATTCTCTGGGAATTGAAGATTTTAAGAAGCTACAGTTGCTTGCAACTGATGTGATAACAGTTGTTTATTAGAAATATATGCTTATATTTCAATAACTTACACTACCTATGGTAGTGATTTGCTTGTTTCTGATCTTGACCAAGTCTTCGAATCATAAGACTGCATGACTGCCTTACAGGCAGGGGACACCTAGGGGTACTGGCGTTATATGCTTGTATAAATACACAGATTAGGATTTTTGAATGTTAACCACTTTTGTATATATGAAACTGCTGCTGCCAAATATTTGACTGAATTGGCTGAGATTGCATATTGACATACTCACAGAATCTGTTATAATTATATATAACTAGTTCTAAGATGACATATAAAGTGATACACTTAAATGTTTATTCATTAAAAATAAATTAACACTTATATGATACATTTAAATGTACGGTAATAGGCATTCTCCGTACTTTCCAAAAAAATAATTGACAATGGGAAAAAAATCCGTAAAACTATACACAGATAATGTTATTGAAGAGTTTTATAAACACGTAATCAATAACAACTTGGACAAGCTCCACATACCTCATAGTGATGTATTCTACGTGAAGGCAGCAGTAGAAGCTCATTATGGGAGATCCTTTACATTAAAGCACGTAGAGGATTCAATGAGAGCCGAGGGATGGTCAGAAGATAAAGGAGATACTGACAATGAGTAGAGTTAAATTAAAAAAGCCACAAGGTAAAGGCATCTCAAAAGAAAGAATGAATGCATTGGGGCAAAAGGTTCGTAAATTTATGAACAGTCTAAAGGGTATGAGGTTTAGTGCTTTCCGTGCAGAGGGAAGACCTTCAACTGAAGGATCTGCAGCACGAAAGAGAATGAGGGATGCTAACAAAGGTAAAGACGCAGGAGAAAAAGCACCCACAACTAAAGATAAAATAACATATGCTTCAGCAGCAAAGAAGGAAAGACAGATTGTAGCAGAGCTATTGGCTCTAAAGAAAAACTCAGAGTTGACATCAGCACAAAGAAAACAACTAGAAGCTTTACAATCTAGAGTAGATGGTGTAGCTGCAAGAGCTTTTGACAAAGCTAATGTAAGAGGAGCTATAACTAAAACAAAGATGAAGGGATATGATCCTTCTAAAAATGTTCCTAAGACTAAAGATCAGGATATGAAAGCTTATGAAAAGAAGCAACTCAAAGAAGATAGAGAACGTGTAGAATTAGTTAGAAAACTTGCAAAGGAGAAGGGTATGGCTAAAGCTAAAGGTGGTATGATGAAGAAAAAAGGCATGGCTAAAGGTGGTGCTATGATGAAAAAGAAAGGCATGGCTCGTGGAGGAGCTATGATGAAGAAGAAAGGTATGGCTATGGGTGGACTCAAGAAACCTGCAGCTAATCAAACTGGACTCAAGAAGTTACCCACTACTGTACGAAACAAAATGGGTTATGCTCAAAAAGGTGGCATGATGAAAAAGAAGGGTATGGCTCGTGGTGGCATGAAGAAGAAGGGCTATGCAGCAGGTGGTATGACAGTAAAGTACAAAGTAGGTGGTATGGCTAAAGGAAAAACATACGGAAGTGTTGACAACCGAAAGAAGAAGTAGTATAATTATGTCACTATGGCATATCTTCAAAGTAACATTCCGTATTTCAAAGCTTGGGTAAGACGAGAGTATACCTGTAACTTTGCTCAGTATCATGGTGAGTTTTTACACTGCATGGTTATTGCAGTAACCTCAATGCCAAACAGATCACTAAGCTTTCAAGTAATATTTACTGGCTGTGAATCTGATGATACTGACGAGCCAAATGTACACGGTGGTGCAATGTGGGCGAGAATGCCTATTACAGCCCTAGTAGGAGACACTCCTGTGGACGAGTGGGCTGAAGAAATGCCACCGTACATTGCTCAACCTTGGGATTGTATGTCCCATGACCACAGTGTGTACGTACTTAACAGAGCTACACCTGCTCCTTGGATAGCAAAAGTTGATGGTGAGTTCTATCCTGCTAAGTATTACTTTACTGTAGACTATACTAACAGTGAAATAGCTGACGATCCTGCCCAACACAAGCAGTCACACGTACTAGAACTGATGGATGCAGGTAAATATACAGGAAATATCGTGGCATTACCTAATAATAGAGTCAGAGTGACCCACCCTGCATGGTTCGAAACAGGAGAAGGACCACCTGACTTTAGACCCTCCCAAAGAATCTTTCATTCAAAACAAGAAACGGAGTATGTGTGGGATACCCAAAGGGTATTTAACAACTTATATGAGGATAACTATGGCAGCAAAAGCAAAGGCAACAATAAAAAAGGTAGCAGGAAAGCTAAAAAAGGCTAGTCAGGCTCACGCAGGACAGGCAAAAGCTTTATCAGCTATCAAATTAAGCAAAGGTGGTAGTACTGTTAACAAAGCAGGTAACTATACCAAGCCCGGAATGAGAAAAAGAATGTTTCAAGCTATAAAAGCAGGGTCAAAAGGGGGTAATCCCGGACAATGGTCTGCAAGAAAGGCACAATTACTAGCACAACGCTACAAAAAAGCAGGTGGGGGCTATAAGTAATGGCTGACCCTAAGGTTGGCACAGGCAAAAAGCCTAAAGGAAGTGGACGAAGACTCTATACGGATGAAAATCCTAAGGATACAGTAAGTATCAAGTATGCTACGGTGAAAGATGCAAAAGAAACTATTGCAAAAGTTAAAAGAATTAACAAACCCTATGCGAGGAAGATCCAAATCCTCACCGTTCTTGAACAACGAGCTAGGTTTGCAGGAAAAGTTGAACAATCTAGGCTTGCCAAGAAAGCGAAAGAAACATTAAAGAGACAACGTGGTAGCAAAACTAGCAACAATAAGAGCAAAAGTAAAGCAAGGTAAGAAATTAGGCTTTAGTGAAAGGGCTAGAGCCGTAAATAAGGGTATAATACCCAGTAAGGCAAGGAAAAATGGCACTAGCAAAAAGTCAAAGAAGTCTTAAATCGTGGACAAAGCAAAAATGGAGAACGAAAAGTGGTAAGCCGAGTAAACAAACTGGAGAACGCTATCTTCCAACGGCTGCAATCAAGGCTCTATCACCCCAAGAGTACGCAGCAACAACTAGAGCTAAAAGAAAAGGCAAGGCGGCAGGAAAACAATTCGTTAAACAACCTAAAAGTATTGCTAAGAAAACGAGAAGTTATAGAAAGGTTACATAATATGGGGTATTTTGACAATGATAGCTAAAGCATGGTTTATAGTAGCAGTAATGTCTGGTGTATATACAGATGGAACAAAGGATGTATTTATATTTAATAACCCATTAGATCACGGACACTTTCACAGTTCAGTCATGTGCCAGAGGTTTATAGGGGATCATCCGTTCAAGCTTGCACGAGCTTTAATTAAAGAGTATGGCAACAGACCACCAGAGCAGATTATGTGTGTGCCTGAAGAAACAGTAAAATTGTTTATGCAAGAGGGTGGCAAACGAGGAGAACCAACCTAGTGCTATACGAACCTACCTGTGAAGTATGTGGCAGTCACATAGAGGATGATAAGTGTGAGGTATGTGAGCATACTGGTGATAACGGTGACTGGGTAGAGGAAGTTATAAAGGAAAAAGATGACTCCAGAGACTCTTGACAAATGGCGAATACTACCAAGACTTATGATGCTAGTGATGACAGGAGTTTACATTCGCTGTATAGAATGGGCTTTGAGTCAGCCAGAGTTGACTACACAGCAAGCAGGATTAATATCTGTGATTACTGGAGCAATGACAGGCAGTTTCGCCATATGGATGGGAGCAGAGAAATCAGAACCCAAAAGAATGGAAAGAGAAGAACGATGAACTGGAAAATATGGAGATACTTTAAAAGAATATGGTGTGCTATCTTAAATAAGAAATGCCACGATAAATGTGACTGCGTATAATGCTAGGCACGATATTAAGTTCTGTATCTAGCCTAGCATCTTCTTACATAGAAGGTAAGACAGCCATACAAAAGGCTGAAGCTACCATTCGTATGAAAGAAGCTACTGGTGAGATAGATTGGGACTTAGCTGCTATGAGGGCATCACAGTCCTCGTGGAAAGACGAATGGCTTACACTTTTGTTTAGCATTCCTCTAGTACTGAGCTTCTGTGGTGAATGGGGTAGGGCAATAGTAGCAGATGGGTTTACTGCACTTGCAGGTATGCCCCAGTGGTATCAGATAGCGTTAGGAGCTATTGTAAGTGCAAGCTTTGCCACACGATCTGCAGGTAAATTTTTTAACATGAGGAAGAAGTGATGGCATTTAAATTATCAAATAGAAGTTTAGGAAAATTAAAAGGTGTAAATCCTTTAATGATAGACACAGTAAAACGTGCCATTGAAGTGAGTTCCGTGGACTTTGGAGTGATATATGGAGTGCGTTCTGTTGAAGAGCAAAGGAAGCTCTATGATGCAGGACGATCACAGACGATGAAATCTAAACACCTTTTGCAACAAGACGGCACAGCACATGCTGTCGATTTAATGGCGTATGATGGTAGTGACCCAAGTTGGGACATCGTGATGTATGATGATATAGCAGACGCAATGAAAAAAGCTGCACTAGAAACTGGAGCTAAAATTTGTTGGGGAGCTGCATGGCATATAGATGATATAGCCAAATGGGATGGTACTATGGAGCAAGCCATGAACGCTTATGTAGACTTACGTAGGAGTTCTGGTCGCAGACCATTTATTGATGGTCCTCATTTTCAATTGTCAACATGAGAAAAGGTAGTGGCATGAAGGGTATGTCCATAAAGAGTGGTGACAAACGTCCTACTAAGTTAGGGGCAGGTATGACTGCTAAAGGGGTAGCAAAATATAGAAGACAAAATCCCGGAAGTAAATTACAAACAGCAGTTACAGGCAAAGTAAAACCCGGAAGCAAAGATGCAAAAAGAAGAAAGTCTTTTTGTGCTAGAAGTGCAGGACAAATGAAGCAGTTTCCTAAAGCTGCCAAAGATCCAAACAGTAGACTACGACAAGCTAGAAGAAGATGGAAGTGTTAATATGAGACAACTTACAGAAAAACAACAGAAGTTTTTAGATGTGCTGTTTTCAGAAGCAGGTGGTGATATGTCAAGAGCTATTAAGTTAGCAGGATATGCAGAACATACTACACCATCACAGATTGTAAAAGCATTGAAAGAAGAAATACTAGAAGCTACTCAAGAGTTTATGGCAAGTAACGCACCAAAGGCTGCAATGGCTATAGCAAGTGGTATTGACGATCCTGTTCAGCTAGGACTAAGAGATAAGATGGTTGCAGCAAGAGAGATGCTAGATAGAACAGGACTAGTTAAAACAGAAAAGATGCAAGTAGAAGCTACAGGTGGTGTAATGTTAATGCCACCTAAGAATGCAGAAGAGGGCTAATGCGTAACAGAGCATTGGGTAAGTGGAAGCTACCACAGCCTACTGACCTGAAAAGTGAGAACGAGTGGATGCCCATACCACGTATTGCACGAACAATACCATTTGGGTATAAGGTAGATCCTGAAGACAACAACATGCTCCTACCAGTTTCTATAGAGCTAGACCTGTTAGAAAAAGCTAGAGATTACACAAAACAGTTCTCATATAGAGAAGTAGCAAACTGGTTGACTAAAAATAGTGGACGCACAATATCTCACGTAGGTTTGGTAAAAAGATTAAAGAATGAGAGACAACGAAAGAACAAGGCTACAAGCCTACGCAGATGGGCAGACTATGCCCAAAAGGCGATCCAAAAAGCAGAGGACTACGAAGAAAAAAGAACAGGTGCAAAAGAAAGCACAGCCCAAGACACCTCTGATTGAAGAAGAACTACTGCCTATAGAAGAAGCTCGTAATGTTATCTTCAAACCAAATGAAGGACCACAGACAGAGTTTCTAGCAGCAAGTGAAAGAGAAGTTTTATATGGTGGATCGGCAGGAGGTGGCAAGTCTTACGCAATGTTGGCTGATCCTTTACGTTATATGGGACATCCTTCTTTCAGTGGTTTACTCTTGCGTCACACCACTGAGGAACTACGAGAGCTTATATTTAAAAGCCAAGAACTGTACCCTAAAATCTGGAACGGTATCAAGTGGTCAGAACGAAAGATGCAGTGGGTTGCTCCGTCAGGTGCAAGACTATGGATGTCATATCTAGATAGAGATGATGATGTTCTACGATATCAAGGACTAGCATTTAGTTGGATAGGTTTTGACGAACTTACACAGTGGTCTTCACCATTTGCTTGGAACTACATGAGATCACGACTAAGATCTACATCACCAGATCTACCAGTGTACATGAGAGCAACAACCAATCCCGGAGGTAGAGGACATCATTGGGTTAAGAAGATGTTTATTGACCCTGCACCATATAACAAGGCATTTAATGCAACAGACATTGACAGTGGAGAAGAACTCAAATATCCTGCAGGACACAGCAAAGCAGGACAGCCACTATTCAAACGTAGGTTTATACCTGCTCGACTTACAGATAACCCTTATCTCTCATCTCAGGGTGATTATGAAGCAATGCTTCTATCCCTTCCTGAACAGCAAAGAAGACAATTATTGGAAGGCGATTGGGATATTAAAGAGGGAGCAGCTTTCACCGAGTTTGATCGCAACATACATGTGGTTGAGCCTTTCCGTATACCTAGCAATTGGGTTAAGTTTAGGGCATGTGACTATGGGTATGGAAGTTATTCTGCCGTTGTCTGGTTTGCTGTTAGCCCATCAGAACAGTTAGTAGTATACAGAGAGATGTATGTATCAAAAGTATTAGCCACAGACTTGGCTGATATGATACTCGATGAAGAAGCAGAAGACGGTAATATAAAGTATGGAGTGTTGGATAGTTCACTCTGGCACAAACGAGGGGATACAGGACCAAGCCTAGCAGAACAAATGATTATGAAAGGCTGTAGGTTCAGACCTTCTGACAGAAGTCGAGGAAGTAGAGTATCAGGTAAGAATGAAATACACAGAAGATTACAAGTTGATGAGTTCACCGAAGAGCCACGTTTGGTTTTTTTTAGCACATGTACTAACATCATCTCGCAACTACCTGCTATACCACTGGATAAAAAGAATCCAGAAGATATAGATACAAACTCAGAAGATCACTTGTATGACGCTTTGAGATATGGTATAATGTCAAGACCAAGGTTTAGTATATTTGACTATGATCCTGCAGGTGGGCATACAAACTCAATGCCTGTAGCAGACGCAACATTTGGGTATTAATATGGCAGAAGAAGAAATAATGATGGATGACACGTCCATAGCTATTGATGATGTAGCTGAAGAGGGTGGACAGGACGAATCTAAAAGCTACAATATCATACCATTTATTATGGATAGATACAAAAAAGCTGATGACTACAGAGAACAAGACGAACAGAGATGGTTAAGAGCCTATAGAAACTACAGAGGTCTATATGGTTCTGATGTGCAGTTTACAGAAGCAGAGAAGTCACGAGTATTTATTAAAGTAACAAAAACAAAAACACTTGCAGCTTACGGTCAGATAATAGACGTATTGTTTGCTAACAATAAGTTCCCACTCACAGTAGAGCCTACAACTCTACCAGAGGGTGTAGTATCAGACGTAAGCTTTGATCCCAAAGAACCTGAAAGCATTCGAAATAGATTAGATGAAATGGAAAGTCCTTATGGCTTTTCAGGAGATGGTCAGGATCTACCTGCAGGTGCTACACAAAAAACTCTAATGGAAAAGCTAGGACCATTACAGGGTAAGTTTGATGATGTAGATAATTTAAGAGAGGGTGTGGGCAAGACACCAACAGCAGTGACATTTAGTCCTGCTATGATTGCTGCAAAGAATATGCAGAAGAAAATACACGATCAGCTAGAAGAGTCTAATGCCAACAAACATCTAAGAAGCACAGCCTTTGAGATGGCTTTGTTTGGTACAGGTGTAATGAAAGGACCATTTGCTGTAGATAAAGAATATCCAAACTGGGATGAAGATGGTGAGTATTCTCCTGTATTTAAAACAGTGCCACAAGTTTCACATGTATCAGTATGGAACTTCTTTCCTGATCCTGATGCAAATAATATGGATGAAGCACAGTATGTGATAGAACGACACAAGCTATCACGTACACAGCTACGTGCATTAAAGAAAAGACCACACTTTAGATCTCAGGTTATAGAAGATGCTATAGCTATGGGAGAGAACTATAATAAAGAATACTGGGAAGATGATCTATCTGATTACTCACCAGAACATGCAATAGCACGATTTGAGGTGCTAGAGTATTGGGGTACAGCAGATGTGAGTATGCTACGAGAGCAACAGATAGAGCTACCAGAAGACCTAGATGACTTTGATGAAGTGCAGATAAATGCATGGGTGTGTAATAACAAAGTAATCCGAATGGTGCTTAACCCATTCAAACCTGCAAAGATACCCTACATGGCAGCACCCTATGAGCTTAACCCATACAGTTTCTTTGGTGTAGGCATAGCAGAGAACATGGATGATACACAGACATTGATGAATGGTTTTATGCGTATGGCTGTAGACAATGCTGTAATGTCAGGTAATCTGCTTATAGAGATAGATGAAACTAACCTAGTTCCCGGACAAGACCTAAGTGTATATCCCGGAAAAATATTTAGAAGGCAAGGTGGGGCACCCGGACAAGCTATCTTTGGTACGAAGTTTCCAAATGTAGCAAATGAAAATATGCAACTGTTTGATAAGGCACGAGTGCTTGCAGATGAAAGCACAGGACTACCTAGCTTCTCTCATGGACAAACAGGTGTGTCAGGTGTAGGAAGAACTGCATCAGGTATATCTATGTTGATGAATGCTGCAAGTGGTGGTGTAAAGAATGTCATAAAGAATGTAGATGACTATCTGCTCAGACCTCTAGGAGAGGGATTGTTTAGATTTAATATGCAGTTTAATTACGATAAGAATACAAAAGGTGATCTAGAAGTAAAAGCTCGTGGCACAGAAAGTCTTATGGCTAATGAAGTACGTAGCCAGAGACTTATGCAGTTCTTGCAGGTAGCAAGTAACCAAGCACTTGCACCGTTTGCAAAGTTTCAGTATGTAATAAGAGAGATAGCCAAGTCATTAGACCTAGACCCAGATAAAGTAACCAACAACATGGACGAAGCTGCATTGCAAGCAGAGATCATGAAAAAATTTCAGCAACCCCCTGAAGCACCAACACCTCCTGCAGGAGCAGACGCACAAGACCCAACAGGAGCAGGTGGTGCAACCATAGGTACAGGACAAGTGCCTATGCCACAGGAACAAGGATTCTCAGGAAATGAACAACAACAACAGCCAAACCCACAACCTACAGGACAAGCTACTCAGCAAGCTCAAGCCACTGGTCAACAACAAGGACCAATGGGACAGCTTCAGTGATTATATAAATTATCTTATAGCACAAAACCACGCAGTCATGGAGCAGACAAACGATCTAGTTATACTGCATAGATCACAAGGTGCTATTATGATGTTAAGAAGACTACGTCAATTAAGGGATGCCGTAAACAATGGGAATATTAAGTAAAGGTTTAACTAAACTTTTAAAACCTGACCCAGATAATTTTATTCAAAAAAGAGAAGCAAAAAAATCTTCTCTTTCAGGTAAAGTCACTAATCCTATTACAAAGCCTAGAGTTTACACACAGAAAGCACAAGTAAGAGATGCTGTATATGAAACGGCTCATGAGTTTGAGTATAGGGATTTGCCTGACAGTGATGAACTGTATGACTTAACTGCTAAAGAAAGACAAGAAGCACCTATTCCTAGAAAGATAGGAGAGTTTTATAGTCCTGTAAAAGATACAATAGAGCAGATGCCTATAGCTAAAGAAGGGTCTACAGGACAAACTATTGAAGCATTTATAAATAAAAGATCACCAAATGTAACAAAATCAGAATTAGCTAATGCTCAAATAAGATTAGACCCAAATAAAAAATACCTTAGAGAAGAGGTGTTAGCTCTTCAAAATATACCTGAAGGTTATGACATAAGAGTTAGGGAGTTAAGAGAAAAAAATACTATTTTTCATAATACACAAAGGCAACGTGTATTAGATGCTCCAAGAAATTATTTTGAAGTAACTGTACATACACCTAAAGTAGAACAAGATGTAGAAGATATAGTTAAAGATCATTTTCCCATAGGTGTTGTAGCCCATGTTAGAGCTTCTCGCAGACAAGGAGAAGATGGTAAAGATTACATATTAGTAGAAGAAATACAAAGTGATGCTGCTAGAGCTTCAGGTATAACTGAACCTGCAGAGGGTGTACTTTACAACCCTGATGTTAATTTTGAATTAGCTAATGAACTAGATACATTTATGGATGACATTCTTCTTAATGAAGAAGATGTTGAGGGTATTACTAAATATAAATTAAAAACAGATAGATATACTGATGATCCTAATTTTGATGTAGAAGAAATAACAGAAAATTTAGAAAATGACATAATGAGTTATTCTATGTCAACAACTAATCCTTATAATTATATAGCAAAGAATTTTTATGAGGAGGTGCATCAAAGATTCAACACTCCTAATTTTGAATTTGATTCAATGATGTTAGCTTATGATAATACAAATTATGGAAATATAAGAGAAGCAGACAAAGCACTTGATTTAGACATACAGGGTGAGGATATTCCCTCTACATATAGACTATCTCAGATAAAAATAGCAGAAAATCTTATAGAGGAGTATAAACGAGGTTACAAGTCGCTAAGAAATGATCCTAAATTTGATGTAGAAAATTATATAGATAAGACTGATAAACAAAATCAAAAGTTAGTTGAAGATGGTATTAGAAAGATACATGCGTATGCTATAGAAAATGATGCAAGATCACACATTCTTGGTTTACCCTATGACTTAGATATGTTATACTCAGTTTTAGAGTATAAAGGAGATACAAGCACTGGTAGGTTAGAAGGAGTAAATGCACAAGCTATTGAGCAAAAACTTAAAAAGATTGAAGAAAATCTATATACTAAAAATCCTGCAAATGATCCACAACCACTCGGACCTGAAGAACCTATATTTGAAAAATATAAAACACCAATTACAACTAAAACAGAAACTATGTTAAAGGGTCTAAAGGCTAGTATAGCACTAGCTAAAGAGCAAGGTTTAGATAAGATAGTAATTCCTAGTTATAGAATGATAGGAAGAGAAAGAGGTAATGAAGAGGGATTTAAGGATCTTTATGATAAAGCTTTTAAAAAAGCTGTAAATGTTTTACAGAAAGAATCTAAAGGAACTATAAAATTAAATACTATAAAATTAAAACATGCAAAACCTGATGAAGATGTTAGTTCATATTTAGACGAGATGCCACATTATGGTGGGGCAGATTTTGATGAAGATTTTGCATCTGAGTTAGACATATCAAACTTTGAGTTTGATCCAAAAAAACAGACATTCAGATTTAGTAAGGGAGGAACACTGATGGACGGTCAAATGGAACTTTTTAATGAAGGGGGATTACGTGATGAAGGTGGTGAGACAGAGCCAAAGTCAGGTAACAAAGTGCCATCAGGTTCACTAAAAGAAGAAGTAGCTGATGATATACCTGTGATGATGAGTGAGGGTGAGTTTGTCTTTCCTGCTGATGTGGTGCGATTTATTGGTCTTAATACCTTAATGAAGATGCGACAAGATGCAAAGCAAGGTCTAAAGATGATGGAAGAGATGGGACAAATGGGTAACTCAGAGGAAGCTACCATACCTGATGACGTGCCATTTGAGATGGCAGACCTTATTGTAGTGTCTGGTAATGCACCAAAGAAGATGCAAAGTGGTGGATTATTAGATGACCCACGTTTTAAAAGACCTACAGGTGGCGATACACCAACCATAACAGATGAAGATAGAAAAGAAATGGAAGACGCATTACTAAGAACTGGCTATGGTAATGTTGTTATGAAGAGATATGTAAATGCTGATGGTGATGTAAAGTATATACCATTTGTTAATGGTGAACCTCAGATGGAGATACCAGAGGGCTATGAGCTAGACGAGTCTGCACCTAAACAACAAAGCAATATAGGTGGTGGTTATTCAGAAGGTGGTGGAGACAGTGGTGGACCTGCTTCACCTGCACCTGCTATTGGTGATGGAATTACATTTGAAAAACCTAGAGGACCAATGGTAGATGGAGTAGAGTATAAGAGTCTTCAAGAAATGGATGAAGATACATTAATAAAATATTATAAACAGTTCGACAGTCCCATCTACAGATATGCCGCAACAGGGGCTGCATTATTCTTTAGTCCACTTGCAGGTCTAGCAATTATGGCAGGACAAACTTTAAGTAACAAAAACTCTCCAACTGGACTAAATGCTGTACAAGCTGAATTACAAAAAAGAAAACTTACTGCTGAACAAAGAAAAACCGTGTTAGCAACTGCTGAAAGTCTACGGAAGAATGGATCAGGTGGTATAGGTACTTTAGGTAAAAAGTTATTACAGGGTATAGGTATACTAAGTAATACAGAACAAGGTGAAGAGCTAACTGATTTTGAGAAAGCAATAAAAAGTGGTAATACAGCTGCTGCAACAAAAGCTGCAGGTAGTGCAGTAGGGTCAAGTTCAAACAATGCAAAAACATTTGCTGATGCTAGTAGAGAGGGGTTTCAAAAATATATCACAGAGGGTGGTATGGGCATGGATATAGATAGAAGAAAACCCTTTGCAGAACCACAACCATCAGGACTTCCTACAGAATTAGGAGAACAAGAATTTGGATTTGCAGATCCTGTTACACAAACAGCCCCAATAGATATGGGTATGGATGAAGAACAGAATTATGCCGTAGTAGACCCAAGAGAAACTACACCAGTAAAAGCACAAGAGGTAAAGAGGATAGAAACAGAAAAAGCTGATTTAACTAAACCTATAATAGACTATGATGTACCTGAGTCTATAGTACCACCTGTTGATGAAGATTATACAGAAGAGTCTGTACGTAGAATTGAAAAGCCATCAGAAGGTGTACAAGATCTTTTAAGTATTCAAAAAGATTTAAGAGCCTTAGAAGCAAGAAATAAAAGAGAAGCTGACACTTTGAAAAAGAAGTTGGCTAGTATGGGTACAGATTATGGTAAACAAAGAGTGCAACAGGATGACGATAGAGATGATGGTGGTCCTGCTTCAGGTATAGATGATTTCTTTGGTAGTGACTTTGGTCAGCCACCTCAACCAACATTTACACCAACTACAACACCAGTATATACATCTCAAACAGCAGGTGGTCAACAAAGACCACAAACATTTGGAGTACCATCTACACCATCTATAGGAACTGGTGGTGGTGGTAGAGGACAAAGGTTTGGTCCTACTGGTGGATTTTATGTAGGTGGTGTACCTACCAAACCTATGAAACCACAGAGACTAAAGAAGGGTGGTTTAGCTAAACCCAAAGTTAAACCCAAAAGAATGAAGAAGGGTGGATTGGCTTCATCACGTAAAAAATAAATCCACACTATGTTGGCTACCTAACTCCCCATCTAACATGGCATACAGTTAGCCCTAACGAAAGGTAAAGTAAATGGCAGAAGCACAAGCAAATGTAATGGTAAAAGATGCAACACCTAAAAAGGTAATGGCATTAGCATCTCGTAAATATTCAAGAGATGATAAAATTAAAAAGGACGAAGAGGAACTAGAACAACTCATTGCAGAAAATAAAGGTGAGGTAAAGGCAGAAGCTGAAGAGCAAGAGCCAGAACCAACCTCTGCAGAAGAAAAAACTTTTAAGAAACGCTATGGTGATCTTAGAAGACATGCTCAACAAAAAGAAGCTGATCTGCAAGAGCAGATAAATCAGCTAAAGGAACAGCTTGATAGTGCTACTAAAAAACAAATAGAGCTACCAAAGTCTGACGAGGATATTGAAGCATGGACAAAAAAATATCCTGATGTGGCAGGTATAGTAGAAACCATAGCTATTAAAAAATCTAAAGAGCAAGCAAAAGAGCTTGAAGATAGGATTCAAAAGATAAATGAGATGCAGGAGTCAGCTTCTAAGGAGAAAGCTGAAGTAGAATTATTAAAGCTACATCCTGATTTTGTAGACATTCGTGAGGATGATGACTTTCATAACTGGGCTGAAGAGCAACCACAGTGGGTGCAGAAAGCTTTATATGAAAATGATAATGATGCTAAATCTGCAGCACGAGCTATTGATTTATACAAAGCTGATAGAAATATTGGCAAGAAAAAAACAAGCTCAAAGGATGCAGCATTAGCTACAAATACAAAGTCAACACGCACAAAACCTCAGACTAACGAGGAGTCTACATATCTAAAGGAATCTCAAGTACAAAAGATGTCATCACAGGAGTATGAGAGGAGAGCTGATGAAGTCATGGAAGCTATACGAAGTGGTAAGTTTGTTTATGACGTATCTGGTTCTGCTAGATAAAAAAGTTGACATTTAAATATTTATACATATAACTATGTATAATACTTAGAATGCATATACATAGCCCCTTTTGGATACCTATATATGCATTACATCACAAACGACAATATGGTGAGACTTACCTAGTTTAACAAGCCCAGTATGTACAACTGCACCTTGATCTAAATTAGCCCCTAATCAGAATTGTAATTTGTATCTGTGACCCTGAAAAAGTGAGGAGGATTAACTATGGCTTTTTCAACCGCTGCAGGTTATGGCAATTTACCTAACGGTAACTTTTCGCCAATAATCTATTCCAAACAGGTACAGCTTGCTTTCCGTAAGTCATCTGTTGTGGAGGGTATCACAAACTCTGACTATTTTGGTGAAATTGCTCAGATGGGTGATACTGTTAAAATTATAAAAGAGCCTGAGATTACCGTAAAATCTTATGCTCGTGGAACTACAATCACACCTCAGGACTTGGACGATGAGGATTTTTCTCTAGTCGTTGACAAAGCAAACTACTTTGCATTTAAAGTTGATGACATTGAGGAAGCTCATTCACATGTCAACTTCCAATCTTTAGCAACCGACAGGGCTGCTTACAGACTTTCAGATCAATATGATCAGGAAGTACTAGGCTACCTATCAGGTTACGCACAGACTGCTCTACATGCTAGACCAAGCTCTGTGAATACATCTGTGTCTGGTTCTAAAGCTGTATCAACTGCTGCTTCAAACGAACTGCTTGCAACTATGCAGGTAGATGCTGAAGACTTCAACGGTGGTTCTTCAGGCAACTCTATTGTTGTTCAGCCAAGAGGTATGGGCGATGGTGTTAATACCACTGCTGCACATGCTACACCTCTAGCTGTTATCAACAGAATGGGGCGAAAGCTTGACCAACAGTTTGTTGATAAAGAGGGAAGATGGCTTGTAATCGACCCAGTCTTTGCTGAATTGCTAAAAGATGAAGACTCCAGAATTATGAATGGTGACTTTGTTTCTTCAAAGGACGAACTCAAAAATGGAATGATCTTTAGCAACTTGCATGGCTTCAAAGTGTTCATGTCAAACAACTTACCTGAAGTCGGTAATGGTCCAACAGGAGCTACTTCTACAGGATCAAGCCACTTTGGTGTAATCGTTGCAGGACATAGTTCAGCAGTAGCCACTGCAGAGCAAATCAACAAAACAGAGACATATCGTGACCCTGACAGCTTTGCTGACATCGTCAGAGGTATGCATCTCTATGGACGTAAAATATTACGACCTGAAGCACTTACACGTGCTATATATGTCTCAAAATTCTAAGGGAGGTAAATCATGGCTACAATTACAGCAACTCTTGCAAATACTCATGGTTCTTCTTCTCGTGGGAGACAACCATACTATGTGCAACAAATCGTTGACCTAACAGCAAACAGCATTGCTCCGGGAGATGTAGTTCAGTGTCTTACTGTACCTGCAAACACCAAAATCATTGCTGCAGGTTTACAGGTCACTTCAAGTGCAACTATGAATACTGGCACTAACGCAACAGCTACATTAGGTACTGATGCTGATGCTGACGAGTATGTAACTGCATTTGACATTGACGGTGCATCTGATGGAGCTTATGCTCCTAGTGTTACCGTGTCTGCTGATTTAGTTATCACTTCAGCAAATACTTTGGACTTAACATTAGCAGGGGATGGAGCTTCATTTTCTGCAGGTGAGATCAGAGTATATGCTGTTCTACAGGACGTTAGTGACATCGGTGAGATGGAAGCTGACGAAGTGGGCAGGGATCAGCTTGCATAAATTATAATTTAGGGGGCAGGTGAAAGCTTGCCCTCTATTTTAATATAAAGGAATACTAATGGCAGATACAGTCACATCACAAACAATACTCAATACACCTTACAGATTAGTTATGAAATTCACTAATGTAAGTGACGGCACAGGAGAGAGTGCCGTTAACAAAGTAGATGTAAGTGCATTTACTGCAGGGGAAAAAGGTGCAACATGCACAGGTGTAACAATAGACAGAATACATTTTGTAAATGACGGAATGAAAGTGCAGATACTTTGGGATGCTACATCAAATGTAGAAGCATACAAACTATTAGATACTGAAGGATACTATGACTTCTCTAGCTTTGGAGGTCTACAAAATAATGCAGGTTCAGGTAAAACAGGTGACATACTGTTTACAACTGTGGGACATGCCAACACGGAAACATATAACATCATACTAGATATGACAAAACAATCCTAAGAGGATATAATGTCTGGAACATATCTAACACTTACAAACAATACACTAGCAAGACTAAATGAAGTACAGCTAACTTCATCTAACTTTAGTAGTGCTAGAGGTATACAGGTGCAAGCACAAAATGCTGTGAATGAATCTATAAGGTATATTAATCAGAAAGAATATAACTTTCCATTTAATCATGCTACCGAAACAAAAACAGTTACAGCAGGAACAGTTAGATATAGTTTGCCCACATCAACTAAACATGTAGACTACAATACTTTTAGATTAGTTAAAGATGAAGATTTAGCAACAAGTGGTGGTAAGTTATCCATTCTTCAGTACAATGATTATATAAATCAGTTTGTAACCCAAGAAGATGAAATAAATACTACGACATTAGATGGTTCACTAACAGACTCAGCGACTACAATAACCGTAGCTAGTACAACAGGATTTGATAGTACAGGTACATTGCATATAGGCAATGAAGAGGTTACTTACACAGGCACTTCATCTACGACCTTTACAGGTGTTTCACGTGGAGCAAACAGCACGACAGCTTCTGCTCATAGTAGTGGAGTGCAAGTAGCACAATTTGATCAAGGAGGAGTTCCTAGAAATGTGGTTAGATCTCCAGACAACAATTATCTTCTACACCCTTATCCTAATAAATCTTATTCTATAAAATTTGATTATTATACTTTCCCAACAGACCTATCAGCACATGGAGACACAACAAGTATACCTGCACGTTTTGATGCAGTTATAGTGGATGGTGCTACAGCTTTTGTGTATCAGTATAGAGGAGAGACTGCACAGTATCAACTTAACTTTGCACGATTTGAGCAAGGTATAAAAAATATGCAGTCACTGCTAGTAAACAAATATGAATATATAAGATCTACATATATACCAAGAACACCAAGTCAAGTATTAGATTTAAATCCAAGAGTAATGTAATATGCCTGATTTATCGCAAGTACAGCCTACAGCTTTTAACTGCCAAGGTGGATTAGTTTTAAATCGTTCTACATTTATGATGCAACCCGGAGAAGCATTAGAACTACAAAACTTTGAGCCTGATATAGAGGGTGGATACAGAAGAATAAATGGGTTTAGTAAATATGTAAATGCTGTCGTACCACAAACAAGTTCTGCTAGTGAAAAAGTTTTAATGGTGGCAACATTTGGTGATCTAGTAGTTGCAGCTAGAGGTGAAAAGATATTTAGTGCTACAGCAGGTGGCTCTAGTTGGACAGAAAGAGATACTGGTAGAACGAGTGCAGGTACATATAGCTTTGAAAGATTTAACTTTGATGGCAACAGCAAACTAATAGTAGTAGACGGAGCAAATGCTCCTACTGTATTTAACACGGCAATGTCAGCAACAGATGTAAGTGAGAGTTCAGTATCAGGTTCTAAGTTTGTAACAGCATTTAAAAACCACATGTTTTATGCAGGTAAGTCTAGCACACCACAAACATTAATATTTAGTACACCATTTGATGAAGATGATTTTAATACTGGCACTGGTTCAGGAAGTATAAAAGTAGACGATACTATAACAGGTCTAAAAGTCTTTCGTGATAACTTATTTGTTTTTTGCGAAAATAGAATATTTAAACTCAGTGGCAGTAGTTCTAGTGACTTTGCTGTGTCTGCTATTACAAGAGATATTGGATGTATAAACGGTGATACAATACAAGAATTTGCAGGTGACTTAATATTTTTAGGACCTGATGGTTTAAGAACAGTTGCAGGTACAGCAAGAATTGGTGACGTTGAACTTGGCACAATTAGCTCTAATGTACAGTCTATATTTGATGAAAATCTAGCGAGTGCATCTGAGTTTCAAAGTGTAGTTATACCAGACAGATCACAGTATAGAATATTTTTTACTAAAGATGGTACAGGACAAAACTCTACAAAAGGCATAGCTTGTGTTTTAAAAGGACAGACATTTGAGTTTTCAGAGTTAAGAGGTATAAAACCTGCGTCAACAGACAGTTTTGTATCAGCAGGTAATGTTATAGTTTTACATGGTGATTATGCTAATGGTTATGTTTATAGACAAGAGCAAGGCAACACATTCGATGGGACAGCAATACTAGCAAAGTATAGAAGTCCTGACATGACATTTGGTGATGCAGGTATACGAAAGCACATGCAACGTGTAGTTGTAAACTTTAAACCTGAGTCATCTATAGATGCAGATTTATTTTTACGATATGATTATGAATCTAAAGACTCAGCAAGACCTGCTGCATATGAGTTAGACTCACAAGATATTGCAGCCATATATGGAACTTCAACATATGGTACATCCTCTTCTGTAGTTGGTACATATGGTGGTGCATCACAGCCATTGTTCCGACAGTCAGTAGAAGGATCAGGATTTGCTGTAGCACTAAGAGTAAATGATGGTGGAGAAACAGCACCATACTCACTAAAAGGTTTTCAATTAGAATATCAAGTAGGAGCAAGAAGGTAAATGGGAAATACATATACAAGACAGTCCTCATACTCTGACGGTGATGTTATCACGGCTGCCCACACTAATGACGAGTTTAATCAGTTATTAGCAGCCTTTCAAGCAAGTAGTGGACATACACATGATGGCACTGCTAACGAAGGTGGTCCTATAACTAAGATGCTTGGTACATCTCTTACACTAGGAGATGGCACAGCAGGTACAGACATCACTGTAACCTTTGATGGTGAAACATCAGATGGTGTACTCAAGTGGATGGAAGATGAAGACTACTTTGAGTTCTCTGATGATATACTTGTAGCGTCCACAGAAAAGTTACAGTTCCGTGATACAGCTTTATATATAAATTCTAGCACAGATGGACAGCTTGACATTGTAGCTGACACAGAAGTACAGATAGCAGCGACTACTGTTGATATTAATGGTAATGTAGATATATCAGGCACACTTACATACGGTAGTTTGTCAGATGGTTCAATAACAATTACAGCGTTTGTGGACGAAGATGACATGTCCTCTAACAGTGCTACTCTCGTACCAACACAACAATCTGTAAAAGCATACGTAGATACACAGCTAACAGCAGAAGACTTAGACTTTCAAGCAGATAGTGGTGGTGCATTAAGTATTGACCTAGATAGTGAAACACTTACATTTACAGGTGGTACAGGTATTGATACAAGTGGGAGTGGTAATGCTGTTACTTTTGCAATAGATTCTACTGTAGCCACACTCGCAGATACACAAACATTTACAAACAAAACACTAACTTCACCAAAGATAAATGAGAACGTAGCAGTATCAGCCACAGCCACTGAACTCAACATTATGGATGGTGGCACATCTGCCACAGCAACAACATTAGCAGACGCTGATAGAGTTGTTGTAAACGATGCAGGGACAATGAAGCAAGTTGCCCTGACTGATTTTGAAACATACTTTGAGTCAGCCTTAGATACACTCTCTAATGTTACAACTGTAGGTGCATTGAACAGTGGTTCTATAACAAGTGGCTTTGGTGCAATAGATAATGGTTCATCAGCCATAACAACAACAGGCACAGTTACATATGGTAGTTTATCTGATGGCTCAATAACTATAACGGCATTTGTAGATGAAGATGATATGACATCTAACAGTGCCACTCTTGTGCCTACACAGCAGTCTGTAAAAGCTTATGTTGACGCACAGATAACAGCAGAAGATTTAGATGTAACTACTGACAGTGGCACTATTGATATTGACTTGGATAGCGAAACATTAACCATTGCAGGTGGCACAGGTCTAACTTCAAGTGCATCATCAACAACAGTTACAATGGCAGTAGATGCTGCCCAAACAGGAATTACCTCTGTAGTAAACTCTAGTTTAGAAATAGGTAGAGATGCAGATAATAGAATTAAGTTTGGCACAGACAATCAAATTATCTTTGAGGTTGACGGTGGTGACAATGTTATATTCAAAACTAATGGTGAAATAGAAGCTAGTAGTCTTGATATTAGTGGTGATGCAGATATTGATGGTACACTAGAAGCAGATGCTATAACTGTGGGTGGCACAGCACTTAATACTGTGATTGCAGGAGTAACAGTAGCAAATGCAACTACTGCAGCCGTAGCAACAACAGTAACTATTAGTGACAACGAAAGCACAAATGAAGACAATGCTATTATATTTACATCAGGTGGTGATGTAGACGGTGGTAACATTGGATTAGAATCAGATGGTGACTTAACCTATAATCCTAGCACAGGAAGGTTGACAGCAACACAATTATCTGGTACACTACAGACTGCAGCCCAAACAAATGTCACCTCAGTTGGGACACTTACAGGACTTACTGTTAGTGGTAAGCCAGTTTTAGATGCAGGAGTTTCTGTAAAGAATGGTGCAACATCAGCAGGATTTATAGAGTTCTTTGAAGACTCTGATAATGGAACTAACAAGGTAACACTTATAGGACCATCAGCTACATCAGACATAACACTGACACTACCAAGTAGTGCAGGTACTATCGCAACTACAACAGTAGCATCTAATGACGCTACAGCATTAGCCATTGCACTAGGATAAGGAGAAAAAGATATGGCAAATACATTTAAAGTAGTAACAAAGGCAGGAGTAACTTCTGCAGATGTTATCTACACAGCAGGTAGTGTTGATGCTACTATAGTGTTAGGATTGATGTTAGGTAATACAACAACAAGCCAAGTCACTGCTACAGTTACATTAGTCTCAAACACATCAGCTAGAGCAGGAAACAATGACGAAGCTAACCAAGACGTAGAGTTAGTAACTAATGCACCAATACCTGCAGGTTCATCACTAGAACTTCTTGCAGGTAACAAAGTTGTGCTAGAAGATACAGATGAAATAAAACTTGCAGCATCTGGTGCAACAGATATAGCACTATCAATCATGGAGATAACATCATAATGGCATATGTGGGTAATGCAATAGCAACTACATTCAGCACAATACCATCTGTGCAAAGGTTTAACGGAGATGGCTCTGACACGACATTTACGCTGTCACAGACCGTCACTAGCGTTCAAGATATACTTGTATCAGTCGATGGTGTAGTGCAGGACAGTAACGCTTATACAGTGCCTGACGGTACAACACTAACCTTTAGTGCAGCACCTTCTTCAGGAACAGGTAACATCTTTGTCAACTATCTTGGTCTAACAGACGGTAGTGTCACAGCACCTGAAGCAAACAAGGGTAACTTCAAGCATGGTGGTATGTTTAGAACTAATGCACAGTCAATGGATAGTGATGTAACAATTGCAGCTACAGAGAACGCAAATGTTACAGGACCTCTGACAATAGCAAGTGGGTCTACACTGACAATAGAATCAGGAGGGAACGTAGCAATACTATGAGCAATCTTCTAGTACAAAACATAAAGCATACGAATAATACTACGAGTATGACTGTGGATACCTCTGGTCAGGTAAGTGTTCGTGGTGAAGGAAGTGCTACTACGACAAACTTACAACAAGGTTTGTGTAAGATGTGGTGTCAGTATGATGGTAGTGGAACAGCAGAGCTAGACGATAGTTTTAATTGTTCAGGAATAACAGACAATGCAACAGGAGATTTTACACTAGCAATAGCAAACGATATGTCTAACGATGACTACGCTGTCAGTGGAGTTCATGGGTCAATGAACTATCAGTTTGCTAGTGAGGGTTCTAAAACAACGAGTAGTTGTAGAATGGAACTTTATAATAGTGCAGCAAATGCAATTGACCCTGACCTTGCTTGTTTACTTGTACACGGAGACTTAGCATAATGGCAACACTCAAAACAAACACACTCACAGGCACATCAACAGCAGGGTCTATTGCCGTCACAGGAGAGGGTAACTCTACAACTACCAACTTACAGCAGGGGTTGATTAAGTGTTGGGTAACAATAGATGGTGATGCTTCTGGTGCAACAACTTTAGATACCTTTAATGCAAGTGGGCTTACAGACAATGGAACAGGAGACTACACTATCGCAATAGGTAACGATATGGGAAACGTAAATTATTGCTATACCACTGCAATAAAAAGAAATAATGATAGCACAGATGGTAATGTTACTTTGTATCAAAGAAACAGTGGCACTAAGTCTGCGTCTGAATTGAGAGTAACTGCTAACTTTAACGCAGGGGGAAGCACTGGAGTTTTTGACCCTCCTGAAGCATTCGTTCAGATAACAGGAGACTTGGCATGAGTACACTAAGAACAAATGCCCTAGAGGGAGTAGACGCAAAGAACAGCATCACTATTGTTGCAGGTGCAGGTAATGTTACTACTATGAATGTGCAAAGTGGCTTGTGCAAGTGTTGGTGTCAATTTGACGGAACAGGAACAGCATCAATAACAAAAAGCTTTAATGTGTCTAGCTTAACGGATGGAGGAACTGGAGATTATACGGTCAACATGACTAATAAGTTAAGTCCAAACACAGGTCCATTTTTTGCTACAGGTAGTACTATTAATGCTTCTGATGCGTCTAGTGATAATGATGGAGTTATTAGAGTTTTTACATCCAACGCAAGTGGCACTGCTCAAGACTCAGGCAGAACACATACAGGTAAATTTGGAGATTTAGCATGACACCAGAATTTCAAGGAACACATTTATGGGATAGACTAGGGTGGGCAAAAGAAAACCTAGAGCCATACAGAAGTGAGTATTGCATTGTATGGGAAGACCCTGACAACCTAGATGAACCTGCAAAGGTTACACACCCTGACCCTAATTGGATGGCTTGTGCATTGAATGGTGGGATACTACCACCTGTATGGGTTTATTGGGAACTCAAGAAGGACGAAGCAAAG